CCGCGCACCACCGGCCGCATCGCCGACAAGCCTGCCGGCGACGCCCCGAGCGGCCCCGGCGAAGGTGACCCGGGTGCACCCTCCGATTCGGATGACGACACGCCAGACGCGGATAAGCCGATCTGATAGTCGCCTTTGAGCGCACCGGCGTCCTAGCATCGCGCCAGATCCCAAGGAGACGACCGTGAAAAGAGTGTTTGGGCAGTTCACTGCCGACAAGCCCGCAGGCATGTTGCGTGCCGTCAGCTTCCCGCAGATGGCCCTCCTCGACTCGAAGACCGGCGATGGACGCGAGATCGCATCCGAAGGCGCCGGTGTCCGCGAACTGCCGCGCACCATCTTCGCCCAGTTCGCCCAAAGCTTCGGTCACGACGGCTCAGTGCCGATCGGCTCCCTCCAGGAAGTCACGTTCCACGAGACCGGTCTCGTCACCGGCCGCGGCTGGCTCGCCGACCTCGCCCACGTCCGCGATGTGTTCGTCCCCCTCATCGCTTCGAAGACGTTGTTCGGGAACTCCGTCGACCTCGCCGAAGTCGTCGCGAAGGTCATCTGGAAGTCGGACGACCCGGCCGACGGCGAGGACTTCTGGACGATCGACAAGATCCTGTTCGTCAAGTCGAACATCGCCGCCACCACCATCGTCGGTGTCCCCGCATTCCAGGACGCCCGCGTCGTCCTGGAAGACGAAGTCACCGCGGCTCTGATCGCCGGCACCGACGAACTCGAAGTGCCCCTCGATATGGGCCAGCTCCGTCTCCGCATCGAAGGCTTCGACGACGCGCTCGACGAACTCACCGCCTCCGAAGCCACCACTGAGACCGTGGCGTGGGCCGACTTCCATCGGCCCGAAAGCGAGAACTACACGCCGCGCACCGTCGACGCCGACGGATCGGTGTACGGCCACCTCGCCGCCTGGGGTGAATGCCATGGCGGCATCGAAGACCGCTGCGTCCTCGCGCCGCGCCCGGCAAGCTACGCCAGCTTCAACGCCTCCCACGTCCTCACCGACCGCGGACTCGTGCAGACCGGGCCCATCTTTTTGCTCGGCGGCCATCCCGACAAGCCGTTGAACGGCGACGTCGCGAAGGCATACGGCGGCATCGAGAACACGTGGGCCGATGTCCGCGTCACCGACGGCCGTCTCGGACCATGGATGTCCGGCCGTGTCCGCCCCGGCACTTCGCCCGAAGCGGTGTACGCCGCTCGCGCCTCGCGCATGTCCGGTCACTGGAAGCGCGGCGAACTCCGCGCCATCGTGTCCTGCAACGTCGACGGCTACAAGATGCCCGGGTCCGAACTCTCCGCCAACTCTGATGGCGCCCTCATCGACGGCGGCGAAGTCCTCGAACTCGTCGCATCCCTCCGCGGTGCCGACATCCCAGTCGTCGACGTCCCGGAGCCCGAGTTCAGCGGGGAACTCACCGCGTCGGAAATGGCGGGTGTCATCGCGCAACGCAAGGCTCTCGCCGCCGCAGCGACAGCGCCGGAAACCACAGAGCAAGTTTTCGACGACGAGACCACCGCCGACGACATCGAGGCCGACGTGCTCGCCATCGAACTCGATCTCGACGAACTCGACGAGATGGACGACGAGTTGCCAATGGCTCTCGCCAGCGACTGACCAGCGTCTTCAGGCTTCTACGGTATAGGGTGACGCCGTGCGGCTACACCACAATGCCCAAGACCTCTCCGGACAGCGGTTTGGTCGGCTGACAGTCTTGGAACCCACGGGTAAACGCCGAGGTAACTCCCTCGTCTGGCTGTGCCTCTGCTCTTGTGGTGTCAACTGCGCGATCGCCGCCACGGACCTGAAGCACAGCGGAACAACATCCTGCGGATGTCGACGACGGGAGGTGACCGCGGCGATGAGAATCACCCACGGAATGAGTTGGTCGGGAGCGCATCGTTCCTGGAAAGCCATGAAAGCGAGATGCTTCTACGCGAAGCATCCTCAATTCCGTGACTACGGAGGCCGAGGGATCACGGTCTGCGAGCGCTGGATGACCTTCCAGAACTTCCATGAAGATATGGGCGAACGACCCGAAGGACTAACGCTCGATCGGATCAACACCGACGGGAACTACGAGCCGGCCAACTGTCGATGGGCCACACGCTCGGAACAAGCCCGCAACCGCCGCCCCCGACGACCCAAACCGTGACTTGTCAATGAGGATCGCCAGGGGTAAGGATTCGGACATCAACCCGCCAAGCCCTGGAGGCGACAGTGTTCCCCAACGTTCCCGAAGATCGCTCGGCCCTGACGAGTGCAGAACTGCGCTCGCTGGTCCGTGAACTGCGGGCCTACGCCCGTGCCCAGCTCGCCGAGCGCGGTGACGACTTCCGCGACAACGCCCGGCGCGCCAGCACACTTGCCGCCGAAATCTTCGGTGAGGCCACCGCTCTCGACGAGGACGCGGCGCTTGCTGCGGACATGTCCGAGGATGGCGACCCGGTCGAGCCCGAAGTGGAGCCCGAGACGCCCGAAGGTGACGACGGGGAAGATGGAGGCGACGCGGCGACTCCCACCGAGCCCGCCGCAGCCCCCGCCGCCGAACTCGCGACGGTCGGCGCGCCAGCCCCGGTCGGCACGGCCACCGGCGCGACGACGGCCCCGGCCTCCGGTCTGACGCCCGACATCATCCTCGCCCGTGACGGCGTCGCCGGACTCTCCGCCGGCGACTCGTTCGAAGATTGGGACCAGGTCGCCCACGCCCTGCACGATCGGGCGACGAGAATCAACCCGTCGACGAACGAGAAGTTCGAGGTCGGCGTCATCGAAGGGAACTACCCCCTCGAACGCCAGCTCGGCGCCGACCCGATCGCCAACATGCGTCTCCTCGAGAACCTCGGGTTCGACCAGGAGATCACCGCCGCGCTGTGTGCGCCGCTGACGCCGTACTACGGCCTGGCATGTGAGAACACGCTGCGCCGGCCCGTCGCCGCCTCCCTCCCCGGCTTCCAGGCGCCCCGCGGTGGCGTGACGACGATGTCATCCCCATCGCTGTCCGACGTGTCGCAGGCCGGGATCTGGACCCACGAAGACGACGACGACCCGGAGGCCGTCAAGCCGTGCGACGTCATCGAATGCGGCACGCCTGAGGACTTCCTCATGTACGCGGTTTATTGGTGCCTGACCATCAAGAATTGGACGGCGCTCACCTACCCCGAGTTGGTGGCCGCCTTCCTGAATCGCGGTCTCGCCTCCCGGGCCCGCCTCGCCGAACGGCAGCTTCTCGACGCCATGGGCGCCGGAGTCGCCACGATCAACGCGCAGACCCTCGGCTACGGAGCGACGGTGTCGGTCACGACGCAGATCCTCAACTACCTGACGTTGCGTCGGGAGTTGGAGCGCTGGGACGACGAGCCGATGAACGGCTGGTCGCACCGGTGGCTGCTGAACGCCATGCGCATCGACCAGTCCCGTCGCCGCCGCGACGGGGCCTGGGAACTGGCCTCAGAGGCCCAGATCAACGCCTTGTTCGTCTCTGAAGGTGTGAACATGACGTGGACGCTGGAAACCGGCTCATGGGGTACGCCGCCGCCCGACCTGACGTTCGCCGGCAACCCGTCGGCCGGACTGCTCGGCACCCTGTCGCCACTGCCGTCCGAGGCCGACATCCTGCTCGCCCCGATCGGCAAGTACGCGATGATCGACCGCGCCGCCCTCCAGATCGGCGTCACCGGCAACAACTACTACCGGGACACCACCGAGCTGAAGAAGAACCAGTTCACGTTCTTCGTCGAGAACTACGAGGGCGTCGTCGACACGATGTCGTGTCCGGCCCACATCCTCCACTTCGAGGGATTGTGTTACAACGGCGCCCAGATCGCTGACGTCGCCCTCGACTGCGCCGGCGAGGAAGCCGCCTAACCCCACCTCCACCATCTACCATGAGGCCCCAGTCCCGGCAAATGACGGGGCTGGGGCCTCAGACGTTCAAGGAGACACGACATGCCAACAGTGAGCACACTCGGCCCGGAGATTTTCCTGCCGCGCCTCGAGCTGCGCCCCTGGGGCCTGTTCACCCAGGTCGTCTCCGAGGTCGACATGATGCGCGGAGACATCGACCGCACCGGCTTCGGCGCGAAGTGGATCGTGCGCAACGCGCTCACCCCGAACGCGGTTCCTGTTGACTGCGATGTCGAGGAGGCGATCGACACCCGCGAAATCAACCTCGACACCGAAGAGACGATGCCGTTCTCGTCATTCGACATGCTCCAATGCTCCACGATCGGCGGCTTGGAAATGCCGGAGCTGAACCGGATGCTTCTCGCCGACGAAGAACTGACCCGCTCTGCGGCGCTGACCCTCGCGATCACCACCCAGATCACGCCCGACCACCTGAACCTCCTCGACGACTCGACGTTGCTCGGCGCCGGCACCGACATCGCCGACGCGATGGGATTGATTGAAGACGGGCTCGGCGATCGGATCGCGAACGCCCGCGGTCACATCTTCGTGCCGCTGCGTCTCCTCGCCGCCGCGTTTGACCACAGCGCCGTGTTCCTGCGCGACGGCGAACTGTCGTCTCCCGCCGGTCACCGAGTCATCTCCGACTCCGGTCACGGACTGAACGACCATCTGTTCGGCACTGGTTCCATCGCCTACTCGCTGACGGCCCCGAAGATGGTGACCGGTGAAGGACACCTCGACCGGACCACGAACACGTTGCTCGGCATCTGGCAGCGCTACGGCGTCGTCGCATTCAACCCACTGCACAGCGTTAGGGCTACGGTTACCTGACATGGCCCTCCAAGTTGCCTGCGAGCGCTTGGTTGATGAGTCCGATTTGGGTTGCGATTGTGATCTACCCGCCGACCAGGACGTCATCAACAACGTTCTCGACGCTGCCTCCGATTTCCTGTCGATGCTTGCCGACACCTCGCTCGGCCGCTGCACCGCCGCATACCGGCCGTGCCGCGGCCGCTGCCTCCCCTGCAACCTGTGCCGCTGCTGCCGTCTCCTCGGCATTCACCTCCCCGGTCACGACCCGACGGTCACCGAAGTACTCATCGACGGCGCTGTCGTGGATCCCGGGACGTATGCGGTCATCATCAACCCGATCGGCCAGTACGTCCTCGAACGGATCAACGCCGACGGCAACTCGGTGAGCTGGCCGACGTGTCAGCGTGTTGCCCGGGCATCGACCCAGCCGAACACATTCGAAATCACCGTCGAATCCGGCTATCCCCGCAACCAGTTGATGACTTTGGCCGCAGCCGAGATTGCCTGCGACATCTTCGCCTACATGGCAGGCGCCGAACACATGCTGCCGGCCGGCGTCGCGTCCGCCGCCGCGTATGGCATCGTCATGAACGCCCGCCTCCCGTTCGACCCGACCCGTTCCGACTCCCCCGATCTCTCCCAGCTCATTTGGACGACGCGATTTTTGCAGTCGATCCCTGAGACCACCGGCACCCAGATCCTCTCTCCCGAGATAGACGATGGTTGGATGCTATTTTCCAGGGCATGAAGCGGACGCCCCTTGTTCGCAAGACGCCGATGAAGCGTTCGCGACCCCGTAAACGCCTCCATGCCGCCGACCCGACCAAACCGGCCCAACAGGACGCCGCTAGACGCCGCTCACGAGGCATCTGCGAACTGTGCGGACGTCGTGCCGCGACCGACGTTCATCACCGCCGGATGCGCTCCGCGGGCGGTGCCGACGTAGTCGAGAATTTCCTCGACCTGTGTTCGTCGTGCCATCATGTCAGCATCCACGAGAACCCCGACTGGGCGTACAGACATGGACTCCTGTTGCGTCGCGGATCGACAGGTCACCCCGATCCAGTGATTGGCTGCGGGCTCGAGTGCGAGGTCGACCACCTCGCCTGACCCGTTTGCCTATGAGCCTGCCCGAAGGCCAAGATGACACCAGATCCTCACTCGATTAGGAGTTCATCATGCCGTCAGCGCTCCCCGGAGGCGTCTGCCTCGGAGAACATAGCATCTGCATCATCCGTGGTGCCCTCCTCAACCCGGACTGCTCCGTGGTTGGCGGGCCCGACTCCGGTTTCGTCACCGCCGGCATCATCACGGCGACGTGGACGCCGGTGTATTCCGACGAACGGCGCATCCAGCCCCGCAACGGCTGCGGCACCCGCATGTTCAGCTTCGTCGAGCCCGGCTGCCTCGAGTCGGCGACGCTCACCGCCGAAATCGGGTTCCACGACCCCGAGATGAAAAAGATCCTCTTCGGCGGCACCACCCAGGTCGCGAGCGCCGGCGTGCCATGGGCCGGATCAGTCGGCGGCTACGCAGCCCCGACATGCGACGACCCGAAACCCCCGTCGGTGTACCTCGAGATCATCGTCCAAAACGCCGCCGAAGGCGTCGGCGAATGTGCCGACCCAGAAGACCCGTACCCGCCGTGGAAGGGCTACATCTTCGGCAAGTCGAAGCTCACCGAAGACGCCATCACCTTCAACGACACCGAACACAACGTGGCGTTGACCGGCACGGTCGAAGGCAACCCGAACCTGGTGTTCGGGCCGTGGAATGACCTCCCCAACGTGGGTGTTGTTCCGAACTCGCCGAAGGTGGAGGTGTACTACTCGCAGGAGCAGTACGAGGCCATCGCAGGAGCAGTCGCCTGCGGGTACGCGACTTTGCCAAGTTCGTATAGTTGAACGGGCTAGAGAGCGGACGAGGCCCCCGGCTTACGCTGGGGGCCTCTCTTGATCTGAGCCCTGCCAGAACGGATGTAGCTTCCGTTTGGCCGCCAGGTAAGCGTGGTGGGCTTCTTCTGGTGTGGCGTAGGTTCCGAGGCATCGCGTTTTGCCGTCGACGACGATGCGCGCCTGCCACCCCTTCCCGTTGGCGCTCACGCCCAACAAGCCAGTCCGGCTATCAGAACAGGCGCGGCTCCTGTTCTGCTGGTTCTGAGTCACGGTGGCTTCGCGTAGATTCGAGATCCAGTTGTCAGCCGGGGTCTCGTTCCGATGATCGAGGATGCCGGTCGGCCATACGCCGTAAACGTAGAACCAGGCGAGATGGTGCGCCTTGAATCGGGCCCCGTCGATCATGATCCGATGAAGACCATTATCCCGCCGCCCCCCAGCCGAGACTCCAACTCGGCGACCCTTGCCTCGCACCTTCCACCGGAACTCGCCGGTCTCGGGGTCGTAGTCGAGCAGTTCTCGCAGCCGCTCCACCGTCAGCGTAGGCTTCGGTTCCATCGGGCACCTCCAATGTCCGGTCGGTCCCCGGGCGTGAACAGCGCGCCGGGGACATCAGTCTACCGACCCGTCGTTGACGTAGGATCGCGTCGTGCTCCCCGATCCGTGTGATCCGATCGATCCGTGCTGCGACTGCCTGTACACAACGGTCCGCGCTCTCGTCGATGCCGCCGCCGACGCCGTCGAAGCCTGCATCGGTGAAACCTGCCCCGAGTTCGGCCGGTACGTGTCGATCGCTGAACCACAGAACTTCGGTGATTTCGTCGCGGGCTGGACCGGCCCGAAAACTCCGATCGCTTCCCGGGCCACGACACCAGGAGCGAAACAGTTCTTCGTCCCGAAGATGGTGACGACCATCAACATCCGTCTCGTCGAGGAGGGCTTCCCGACATTGAAGGCTGTCGGCGGCGGAATCATGAAGCCCGACTTCGAAGCCCTCGACTACGCCGCACTCCACTTCTATTCCCATGCCGAAGTGGCGCACCGCGCCATGCTGAACGTGATGCGTCCGGCGTGTACTCGAGGCTGCGAAACCATCCAGTTCGTTTCCGACGAGGCGGCAGTGCCGCAATCGAAATGGGTCGCATGGAACTGGCAGTTCCGGGCGACCCTGAATCTGTAATGGCCGGCTTCGCGTTCAACGCCCGCACGTCGATCGCCGGCGGCACTCAACGGCTGGCCCGCGCCATGGTCGAAGCATCGAAGCCGAAGCTGATCCGTGCCGCCGAAGCCACCGGGGAGGATTCGGTCGGCAGAATCCTCGGGATCATCGGCACCACCTACGGCCAACGCAAAGGTAAGGCTCGCTCGGAGCCCCTGTTCTCGTATGACGCCTACATCTACAAGATCAACCCGTCGGCGCGCGGTGTTGAACTCGTTTTCTCAGTGAAAGGCGACGACGCATTCATGAAGAAATTTGGCAGTCTCAACTACGGCTCGGTCGCCCACACCATCTCTCCGAGGGGCGGGCCGCTCGCCAACAAGGCGGACACCAGCAAGCGGCCGAAGGGGTTCTTCTCGAAGACAGCCGTCATCCACCCTGGCACCGCGGGGAGTGGTTTCTGGGAGCGTGGCATCGAGCAGGCGCTCGGCGGATTCGTCAGCCGTCTGTAGCTGTCACCATGACATGGTAGGAAGCGGTTACCATGTCAACCCAATGCCCGCCCCACCCATAAGAGTACGGCAACGATATGGAAGCCTCAAGGTCCTACTGCGGGTCAAGCGACCCGGAGCGAGAACACAGTGGGAATGCCGGTGTGATTGTGGGCGTCAGACTGTCGTCACGGATCAAAATCTCAAGTCGGGTCGGTCGCGCTCCTGTGGCTGCGGCCGACATCGGAGTCGCCTATCCAACAACCGAACCCACTACCGAACCCACGGCATGAGCGGAACACCGACCTACAACTCTTGGCAAGCGATGAAGAGTCGTTGCCTCAACCCAAAGAACAAGGACTGGAAGTACTACGGCGGTCGCGGCATCCACGTCTGTGACCGGTGGTTGGCCTCGTTCGAAAACTTCCTCGCCGACCTGGGACGCAGACCTGAGGGGTTGTCGCTGGATAGGCGAGACCCGGAGGGCGATTACGAACCAGCCAACTGTCGGTGGTCCACACCCACCGAACAACGATTGAACCAACGGCGACGTCAACCCCACTCCACCACCACAAGGATGTAATCCAATGGCTACCACAGTTCCCCGCAAGGCTTCCACGTCCGGCCGCGTCACGCCCGCGAAACGCAAGCCGAAGACGACCTACGACATCGACAGCGAAATGCTCGAGGAGTTCGGCGAAGAGGAAGACGTCGCCACCGTCGTATTCGGACCGATCTACGGCGAAGAGTACCTCCTGTTGAAAGAGATGAACTTCTTCGCGGTCTCCGGGCTCGGCGACATCGAGAACGACTCCGCCGCCCTTCAGCGCTACATGCTGTCGATGGTCCACCCCGACGACCGCAAACGGTTCCAGAGCGCAATGGCCTCACGTATCGCCCTCAACATCGACCGCCTCCTGTTCATCATGAAGCGCATGACCGAGGCGGTGGCGGACGGAAACCCTACGAACGGGTCGTCCGGATCCAATCGTTCTGCTCGCAGAGCGGGTGGGAAAGCGCTATCCGCGGGGAGCTGATCCTCGCCGGCCGCGACCCGGACAGGATTACGGTCGGTGATTATTGTGCGGTGGCCTGGGCTTACATGATGCGTCAGACGCCGATGATGTCCAACCCATTCCAGTACCGCGAAACGATGTGGAACCTCTTCGACGAAGGCACCCCACCACCACAGAAGTCGGGCGGACAGAAAGCCCTCCCTCGAGGCGGCGGAGGCATGACGGCCGCCGATCAGCGCAAACTCGACGACTTCAACGCCGAGATCGAACGCATCAAGGCGAAGCGTGCCTCATGATTGCGCACTTCTGGGTCACCCAGGCGTCGTAGAATCCTCCCGTGGCATTCAAGCGCGCTTCTCGGTATCCACCGCCGACAGCCGACCGGGTGCGCGAGGTGTTCGACTACGATCCCGACGTAGGGGTGTTCCAATGGCGGAAACGCCCCCACCCAGCCGCATGTCGCGTCCGGCCCGGCGGTCGCGCGGGCTGTGTTAATCCGAATGGGTACCGCGTGATCGAACTGGATGGGGTAAGTCGAAGGGGCCACCATCTGGCGTGGCTGTACATCTACGGTGTCTGGCCGTCCATCGATCTCGACCACCGCAACGGCCGCAGAGACGATAATCGGATCGCCAATCTGCGCGAAGACCCCGACACGCAGAACGCACAGAACCAACATAGCCCTCAACGAGGCAACAAGGCGGGGTACCTCGGCGTCGCCCCGAACGGCAATCGGTGGCAGGCGAAGATCGTCGTCGATCACCAGAAGTACTACCTCGGCGCCTTCGCCACACCGGAGGAAGCTTCTACCGCCTACCTCGCCGCCAAGAACGCACTGCATCCATTCTGGGATCGAGTGGAATAACCATGGCATCCTTCGGAGGAGGTGGCGACGGAGAAATCACCGTTGACATCAACGCGAATGCGGAGCCCGGCGCCAAACAAGTCGAGGACGCATTCTCCGACGCGCTAGCTCAAGCGATGAACGACCCCCGGGTCCGCAAAGCCGTCACGAGTCTCGTCGCGGGCATCATCAAAGAACTCGGCAAGATCCCGAAGACGACAAACAAGGCCTTCGACGAAACCGTCAAGCAGGCCAACCGGGCTGCGAAGGCGATGACCGACGCGTTCAAAAAGGTCGGCAAGGCCGCGACGGACGCCACCAAGTTCCCGTCGGGCACGAACCGGTCGTTCAACGTTCTCGCCGAACAGATCTCTGCGATGGCGAACAACATGGAGGACCTGTCCGAGGCGACCCGAGTGCAGCGCGACCTCCTCAAAGATCTCGCCACGTCGGCCCGCACCGCGACCCGTTCTCAGGATCAGCAGAACCGTGACCGTCTCCAAGCCGAAGCTCAGATCCAGCGCACCGTCATCTCCAACCAGCAGGCACAGTCCGCCGCCCTGCGGGCCTCGTCGGCGCAGCGCGTCGCCCTCCTGAAAGCCTTCTCGAAACAGGCCCTCCAGATCGAACGGTCACTCACCCGCGTCTTCGAACTGACCTGGAAATCTGCGGAGCGCGCCGTGCGCGGCTTCGTCAACATAGCCGGAACCACTCTGCGCGGGCTCGGCCGGACGGTTTCCACGATCTTCTCGGGACTCGGCCGGACGGTCTCCACCTTCGCCACGGGAGCCAACCGCGCTTTGGCGACGATCGGCCGCGGCATCACGTCGTCGTTGGGCGCTGTGTCCCGTGCCATCTCGTCGGCGCTGAGCCGCGACGAACGCGCCTACCAGACCAGCATGAGCCGACGCGAACGCGCTCTCACCGCAAGTCTCAGCCGACAAGCACAGGCTCAGCAGCGATTCCAAGCTCAACAGCAGTCCGGCATCCTCGGCGGCCTCGGGCTGGCCGGTGCCGCCGGCGGGCTCAGCCTCGGTGCGTTACTCACGTCCGGCTTCACTCGCGCCGGGCAGGAAGAGTCGCTGGAACTCCAGTTCACCACCCTGCTTCAGTCGGGCCCCAAGGCGACGGCAATGCTTCAGCAGATCTCCGACTACGCCCGTACCACCCGCTTCGACTTCACCGAGGTCGCAGGATCAGTCGCCCAACTCACCGCGGCGTTCGGAGATGCCGACCGCGCCTTCGACACCGTCACCTTCCTTTCGGATCTCGTCTCTTTGACCGGTGGCGGAACACAGCAGTTCGCCGCGGCCCGCCTCGCCTTCAGCCAGATCGCCGCCTCCGGCCGCCTCGAAGGCCAAGAACTCAACCAGCTCCTCGAATCCATCCCCGGCGTCCCACTCGTCTCGATTCTCGCCGACCGGTTCTTCGGTGGCGACCAGGCCGCATTCCAAAAGGCCCGACGCGACGGCGACCTCGGTGGTGCGATCACCGCCGACGCCTTCTTCGAAGCCCTCCAGGAAGGCGCCGCGGCAAGGTTCCCAGAACTCGAAGGCTTCTCCCAAAAAGTCGGTCAATCACTCGGCGGCCTGGCCGACAACCTTCGTGAGAACTTCGCGATCTTCGGCGCCGAAATCATCGGGCTCGTCGAAGGCCCGCTGAAGCGAGGGATGGGCGCCCTCAACCAGTTCCTCTCCGCGGCCGGAGGATTCATCTCGGGTTCGATGTTCTCGAGGGACCGCGGGAAGAACCCGTTCGCCGACCTGGCAGCGACCGACCCGAACGCCGAAGTCAACATCCTTGATCTGCCCCCCGCCGCCCAGGAAGTCCTCCGCGCCCAGTTTGGATTCACCGACGAGAACTTCGTCTCCGCCGAAGACGCCGCCGAAATCTGGGAGAACTTCACTCCTCCCGCAGAAACCAACGAACGGCTGAAGCAGTTCCGCGACTCCCTCGGGGATGCGGCCAAAGCCATCGGTGGCGTCCTCGCCCTCGCCGGCGGATTCAAGATCCTCCGCCTCGCTCTCATCGCTCTCACGAGCCCGCTGGGTCTGACGGTGCTCGCCGCAGGCGGCCTCGGCGCGTTGTTCGGACGCATCCGGGACAGCTCCCTGCGTCTTCGCGGGGCCCTCGCCGGATTGAAGCCAGCGTTCGCCGGGCTCGGCGAAGCGGTTCGCGGTCTACTCGAATTCGTCGGCGGCATCGCGAGCAGCGCCATCTTCGGGAATCAGAACTTCTTCAAGTCCCTCGGCGACCGCGTCGCCGGATTCGTCCAAAGCCTGCGACGCGGAATCGTCAGTCTCACCAACTGGGTGAAGATGTTCGAATTCTTCCTCCGCATCGGCGAAGGCGGCCGGTTCCTCGCCGACACTTTGCAGGACATCGGCCGAGCCATCGGCGACTTCTCCGAAAGCATCGTGACAAGCCTGTTCGGCATCGAACCCGGCGAAGCCATGTTCGCCGAGGCCCGCGGCGGCAACGACTTCCTCAACCTCCTCGAAACCACATTCCTCGGCCCATTCGTCGAGTTCTTCCGCGGCCCGTTCGCCAATGCGATCGAAGGCATTGGCGGGTTCGGCGGCGACATTTTCTCGGCGATCTTCGGTGGCGGTGGGGCAGGCGCGGGCAAAGCTACGGCCGACCAGAGCGTCGGAACCCGCGTCCTGAACGTCCTCGAGCAAACCTTCCTGGGTCCCATCACCGAATTCTTCCGCGGTCCGTTCGCCGATCTCGTCGAAACGATCGGCGGCGGCATCGCCGACTTCGGCGGGTTCCTCGGCGACATCTTCAACGCCCTCTTCGGTGACGACCCGGGCGGAGTTGGGACACGAATCCTCAACGTCCTCGAAGACACATTCCTCGGACCCATCGTCCGGTTCTTCCGCGGGCCGTTCGCGAACGGCGTGTCGAACGTCGTCGGATTCATCGGGGACGTCATCGGCACCATCGCCGCCGCCATCCAAACCGGCCTCACCCTGATCGAGCCGTTGACCGACGCGATCGGCAATGCGATCCAAGGACTGTTTGGTGGGAACGACACCGAAGGTAAGTCACTCGGTGCCGATGGTGGCGGCGTCGATCTTGGTGGAATCTGGGACGGCCTGACGACATCCCTCGGCAACATCACCGAGGAAGTCGGCGACGCCCTCGGACCGGTATGGGACGCAATCACCGCCTGGTTCGCCAGCACGTTCAGCTCGGCGAATGTCATCGGTGTCGCGAAGGACATCGGCAACATCATTCGCGAGGTCGGACGCGTCCTCGGACTGTTCGTCTCCGACCCCCGCTTTGTCATCGCACTCGCCGTCACCGCGGCCGCATTGCTAGCGGCTATCGGTGCCGCCCTCCTCGGCGTCTTCGAAGGCATCGCCGAAAACGCCGACGAATGGGGCAACATCCTCCTCGACGGTCTTGGCGTCGCGTTCGACTTCATCAAGACCGAAGGACCCGGCCTCCTCACGGACGCCATCGGAGCGATTCTCTCCGACCCGGCGGTCGGGCTCACTGTCGCAGTCGGCGCGCTCATCATTGGGACGTCCGCCGGTCGAGGACTCCTCGGTGGCCTCGTCGGCATCTTCCGTAACCGCACCGAATCGGCGAAGCTGAAGAACGCTGTCACCTCTGGCATCGCCCAGGCTGGACTCGGCGGCGCAGTGACCGACGGCATCGCCCAGACGAAACTGTCTGCCCAAATCCCCGTTCGCTTCCGCGATCAGTTGGCAACCGTCGGCCGTTCGATCGGTAGCGCTGTCGTTGGCGGCCTCATCGCCTTTGAAGCAGGCAACCTTGCTGGTCAGAGCGGCAGCTTCGGCGGACTCGTTCTGGGACTCCTTACGGGCGGCGCGACAGGCGCGGCCATTGGCACGTCGATCGCTCCCGGTGTCGGCACAGCAATCGGAGCGGTTCTCGGCACCGCAGTGGCGGGACTCGGTGCCCTGTTCGGATCGCAGGCCCGAGAAGCCGAGAAGGCTGCCGAGAAAGTTTCGACCTACGTCGACGCGTTGCGTGACCTCAGCGGCATCGAAATCGGTCAAGGTATCTCAGAGCTCATCCTCAACAGCCTCAGCGAGGCCGGACCCGACGCATTCGCGGCGTGGGGCGACGCGCTCGTGAACATGGCCGACTTCGACTTCGTCGCGTTCGGCGATCGCCTGACCGAAGGAATCTCCACTCCAGCCGACGAAGCCACCCGCTTCCTCCAAGGCCTCGCGGACGAGGCTGCCGCGCTCGACGACGTCGGATTGACCGGAGCACAGTTCGAGGATTTCATCGCGCTCGTCGACGAACTTGGACTCAACCTCGCCGAGATCGGCGATCTCGATCCACAAAGGCTGCTCGATCTCGGTATGGACCAATCCCAGATTGACCTGTTGAACCGCGGTAACGAAATCCTCGGACTCCTCGGCATCACCGAGGGCGACCTCGCCAACATCCACGGAGTGCTCGCTGGCGAATCCGACGCCGTCGCGAAAGCGCTCGCTCAGATTGGTCTGGATGCCGAGCTGGCTACCACCGACGTGAAGAAGTTGAACGACACCGACGTGTCCGCAATCAAGGGTGCTGTCGGTGACGTCGTGGTCCCTCTCGACGACTTGAAGGATGCCGCCAATGACGCGCAGGCCGCCCTCGAAGATCTTCTCAACATCGGCAGCTACGGAGGATCGTTCCAGGCGCTCGCCGACGAATTCGCTCTCGGGCTACCCAACGTCAACGAACAGATCCTCAGCGCCCTCGAAGGCGTCGCCCCCGCAGATCAGGCCGCCGCGATCCGTCAGGCCGTCGGACCGTTCCGCGACAGCATCGCCGATCTGTTCGGCCAGGCCGTCGACGAAGGCCTCGTCACGAACGGCGCCGAAATGGATTCGTTCCTCAACGGGCTACGTCAGCAGATCGTCGACGCCGACCTCACCCCCGAAGCCGAACTCCTCATGCTCGAAGCCGTCAACGCCCTCGACACCCCCGAAGCCAGAGCCCTCGTCAAGGAGAAGGCACAGGCAGTCATGCTGGCTGTCGCGGCCGAATTAGGCACGGCGGGCACCGAAGGCAAAGGCAGATTCATGGAAATCGGCGCCCAAGCCGCAGACGACGTTCTCGCCGGGGCTGTCGCCGGAGCAGGGGGCGGGACCTATCCGCAGGCCCGTGAAATCGGCACGAAGATTGCTGGAGGCATCGCCGAAGGCATCTCCTCCTCGAAGGAAGTCGCGAACGCCATCACAGCAAGCGTGACCGGCACCACGAAGACCAGAGCGAAATCTCCGAGTTCGGTTGGCGTCACCGTCGACGACCGCGGCATCGCCCAAGCCCGCGACGTCACATCCAGAATCGTCGCCACCTTGATCGCCGGCGCGGTCCAGGCGTTGCGTGCCGCGACCGCTATCGGGTCAGCTATCACGGCCGGCATCACCGGCGGCAGCAGCGGAGCCGCATCGGCCGCCGCCCGGCCCGCCGCGGCGGCTGTCAGCGCGGTCAGGGTGTACAACATCGCGATGTACAGCGCCGGCGCGAACCTGACGAACGCCATGGCGCAAGGCATCAGCTCGCAAGCCGGACAGGCCGCGAACGCCGCCGCTAATGTCGCGGCGATCGTCGCTGCGGCGGCACGGGCGAAACTGAAGATCCGCTCACCATCACAGGTGTTCTTCGACATCGGCACCCAGATCGGCCAAGGCTTCGTCCAGGGCATCCAGGACGCCGAAGGAGACATGGCTCAAGCAATGGGCGACGCCATCGAAGGAGCCATCGCGAAAGGCACCGAACGTGCCGGTGAAGCAATGCGGAAAGCCCAGGTCGGCTCCGCCATCTTCGGCGCGCTCACCCCGTCGTTGATTCCAGGAGGAACATCGCTGTCGGCGTCCAGTCAGCGGGTGATCCAGGAGTATCAGCGGGCGCAAGGAATCTACGGCCAGTTCCGATCGGCGGCAAGCGAATCACTCGGGTCGCGCACGGCAGGCGGTCTGGAGAAGGCCCAGGTCGGCATCAACCTCGCCCTCCTCCAATTCCAGGATGCGTTCACTTCGATCGCCCAGGAATGGAACGATGCCTGGCATCTACGGGCAGGCACCAACAACGAAGGTGTCGCCCAACCGCTATCGCTGCGTCAGCAGAACATCCTCGCCACCGGACCGGCCGCCCTCAGCCAAGGCACGTTCGCCGGTTCCGCGAACCGCGAAGCCCTCGCGTCCGCCATCGCGAGCATCACCGAATGGGGCCGCGCTGCGCTAGAAGCGGGCAGCAGCGCCGGTGGAGTCACCGACACCATGAACGCCTATGTCAACGCGCTTCGCAACCAGGCCGCCAGCCTCGGCTTCAACGTCGCCCAAGTCGACGAAGTCATCGCCGCCTACGGTGTGTCGAGCGCCGCCCTTGCTCAATGGCGCCAGCAGTTGACCGCCCTCGACTTCTCGGCGGAAGGACTCGCCAACAACGCCCTGATCCTCGAACAGCTCGAGTCGATCCGCGGCTTCGCCACCGAAATGCTCGAGGCCGGTCAAAGCGCCGACCAGGTCGTCTCGAATCTCCGTGGCTTCCGCGACAACCTCGTCAACTCGGCGATCGCCTTCGGATTTAACGCCACCCAGATCGCCGCCCTCGTCGAACAGGTCGGCCTGTCCGACACCGCTCTCGCCAATTTCATCCAGCAGATCCGAGATTTCGAAGCCGCCGCCGCCGGTGCCGCGGCGGCGTTGCCGGGCGCCAACGACCAGGCCCCGCGCCCCACTATCGAAAACCTGAATCTGGTGGTGCCGTACGGCGATCCAGAGGCAATCGGTTTGGCTGTGCTGAACCGCGTGGCCTTCGAGACTCTCGGCGGATGAACTAGGATCCCGACCAATGCCGTTGCCTCCGTCCGTCTCGACCGGGACCGTAACAGGGACCTATACGCTGGTAGACGGCACTGCTGCACAAGGGCGGGTGTCGTTCACCCCTTCGGTCCGTTATCTGCTGGACGCCTCCGACAACGTCATTCTGCTCCCCGAGTCCATGGACGCGGACCTGGATGTAGACGGGTCGTTCTCGATCGAACTCGTCGCCACCGACGACCCTGATCTGAATCCGGTCGACTGGACTTGGCGTGTCGACGTCGCCACGAAACGCGGCGGGGCACGCGTCCACTACTCGTTCTTCATGAACCTGGCGTCCGGGTCCACTGTTGACCTGGCCGACGTCACCCCGGTCGCAGAATTCGAAGGAACCCCTGTCGTCGTCGGACCTCCCGGCCCCCCAGGATCAGGCGCACTAGCAGCAACCGGCCCAGAGACGATCGCGGGCGTTCTCACCACGAAATGGGTCAACCCCGCCGGACTAGCAGCCATCCCCGGCGACATATCGATGGACCCGGGCGTCGGATGGGTGTTGGAGAACATCCCTTCTCCTGCGGTGACCAGCGCGGCGGCTGATGCCGCCGACATGGCGGCAGGGACAGCGACAGACAGGATCGTCACTCCAGCCAATCTGCCGTTTGTTGTCGTGGAGCCATCCGGCGGCGATGACACGGCAGCCATTCAGGCTGCCGCCGATTCGCTTGCGCCAGGTGGGACCCTCGTTTTCAGGGAGGGAGAGTACTCGACATCGGACACCCTGACGTTCGGCAACATCAACGTCCAGATGTCGATGACCGCGCTCTACGTCACGCAGATCACCTACAGCGGCACCGGCACGGCGGTGGAGATATCGGGGGCGAACGGCTGCGACATTCGGCTGGCCATCCACCGCGCCTCGCGACTATGGGATTCGACCGATTCGACGTCGAAGGGCGTTGTCATCGAGAACACCTACCACGCCCGCTTCCATCTGGACATCCGTGAGTTCTGCGCCGGACTCACGCTGCATGGCGATGCGGCCGGAGTGTCGTACAACATATTCGACCTTGAGGTGCTCGACAACAAGACCGGCGTGAAGTTCGAGCAGGTCAACAGCGGCTGGACCAACCAAAACGAGTTCCACGGACGCGTCGCGTTCTTCTCCGGAGCCGCCAGCTACGTCGGCACGGTGATGGTCGACAACACAGCGCAGTCGAACGGCAACACCTGGATGTGCTTCGGGTTTGAAGGCTCCAGCCAGGAAACAACTCTGCTCGAAGGCGGCGACGCCAACGTTTACGTCGGCTGCCGTTGGGAGGCGAACCCCGACGGCTCGATCCAATTCCTGGCGGGCTCGTCGGCCAACAAGATCATCGGCGGCTATGACCTGGTTGGCAGCGCCAAAATATCCGACCTCGGGACATACAACGATGTGGACACCTTCTCATACGTGAAGTATTCGTTCGGTCAGACCTCATTCAACGACAAAGGCATGGTGTTGAAGGGCGAGGTTGGCAACCCGGTCGTGCAAACCGTGATGCAAGGCGCCGAAACACAGATCGAAACATTCGCGAACGGCGATGTTGTCTGGTACGTCCCGGCGGGCAAGGAGTCCGACGCCACGCAGATCATGAAGGCCGACGCCAACATCCGCGGGTTCGTGTTCGGAGTTGCCGGCACCCCAGATGTTGCCCGGGTCTACTGCTACAACGCTCAATTCCTCGGCATCAAGGGTCACATCGCCTTCTCGGCCGACAACACGTACGACATCGGTATTGCCGGGGTTCGACCCCGGGACATCACACTTGGTCGCAACGCCAACATCGGAGGCGCGCTAAACCACGACGGCACGACTGCCGGGTTCTACGGCGCGACTCCCGTCGTGAAGGCCGCGAGCCCGGGCGTAGCGGCTGGCACTGACGCCACCGTGATCAACGCCATCATCACCGCCCTTCGCAACCTTGGACTCGTCACGTGAGCCAGCACCTACCGCCGGGGCTTCGCCGGGACACCGATGACTGTGGTTCCGGGCTCGACGTCGCGTGTCACGACGGCTCCCGCCCCAACACGAGCACCGGCGCCGATGGCCAGTCCGGGGAGTACTTGCGCCCCTGTGCCGAACTCAACCTCATCGCCAATCGTCACATTTCCGGACACGTTGACGCCGGGGGCCAAAGTCACGTAGTCGCCGATCACGCAGTCGTGGCCAATCGTCGCTCCGAGGTTCACATGCAGATGACGACCGGCGACGATGTTCGTCGTGAGCGCCGCATGCGCACACACCACCGCCCCAGCGCCGAGATCGACACTCCGACCGATCGCTGCCGTCGAATGCATGACCATCGGGTACGGCAACCTGCCCAGCCCCAACGCGCGCTCGTCGATCAGGCGACGCGTCGCCGGATTCCCGACGCCGATCAGGTAGGTGCATCGCAGTTTGGTGAGCATCTGGAGTCCGCCGAGTACTCGCTCACCCAGGGCGGCGACCTTGGCCAGGTCGGGGGTGCCGTCGTCGACGAAGCAGGCGAACATGTGGTCCGTTCGATCGTCACGCTCAACGGTCGCGATCGGCGACGCGTCGATCACGTCAAGTATTTCTCGGCCGAATCCGCCCGCTCCGATGATCACGATTCCCATCGGCCGAGTCTCGCACACGACCCCTCAGTACCGGACAACACCAATTCTCCAGCATCGGGGACGCCATGAATCAGCGTTACCCCGAGCGATCTCATCGCCCACGACTCACGGCGAGGTTAGGCTCGCGCAGTGGGCGTACACCATAACTACCTGCTGCTCAAGAGCGGCAGCAGCGTCCTCGAGATCATCAACTGGGCACGGACCGGCGCATACCTGTCGGACCCCGACCTCGCGATCGACGGCATCTCGCCGTGTGACGTTCTGTACGACGCCTGCGAAACATATTCGTGGGTGCCGTTCGACGAACTGAACCAGTGGTGTCCAGACACATGGGAACATCTCGACTTCGTGTCACCCGATGCCGATCCGGCACCGTGGTACAACCCGAACTATCCGGAATCCGCTGAAGCCCTCGGGTTCTTCATCACCGACTGGACGGGGCTCGGCGAAGGACACGTGTCGCGTCCGTCGTCACCGATCGGTGGATACGGGGGTGGCGTACGACTCGGCCGCGCCTCCGCGGACGGACGAGTCATGAAGCTGAACTTCATTCTGTTCGCCCGATCCGAAGAAGCCATGATCTACCTGTTCGACTGGCTCGGAGCGACCCTGACCGGGGTGTGCGGCGGCTGCGCAGACGAATCACTTCTGATTCGACGCACCTGCGGCACGATGGACAACCCGTCGAAAGGGCTCGGAGAAATGCGGCGCGTCGGGGTAACAACAGGTCTCGAATGGATGGCCGACCTCGTGCCCCGCGGCTCCTGCTTCCTGCGCGCCGCGTCAGTCACGTTGACTGCTGGAGATCCCGCCATCTACCTGCCGGACACCGAAGTTCCGGCCACCGATGAAGACCGCGTCGCCGATCTGCCGACATGTTTCGATGATGTCACGATCAACCAGTCGCGTATCCCGTGCCGTCCCGGCTGCATCGAACTTGACGACACGTGCCGCACCATCCTCTCCTTCGAAGCGGACCCGATGGGGGCGATGGCCCCGATCGTCACCATGGTCAACGATCATGACGAAGGCACCGTCCCGATGCGCGCCATCGTGTACGCCGACCCGCTCGACATCGGCCATTCCCCGAATCCATGCGGTCTCGGCATCCTCGGCGAAATCTACGTCCGCCCCCTGCCGCCATGGTCGACAATGGTGTGGGACGTCGCAGGCAGAAGCGTCCTCTATCGCGACGTGACGACCGGCGTCCTCACCGAAACCTACGCATATCTCGACGAGAACGACCCCCCAGTCCCCCGCGATTTCACGTTGGGCTGCGGACATTTCCATCTCGTACTCGAACCCGGATCACTGTGCGGGCAGTGGGCGCTCGGCCAGTTCACATGGAACGGCATCGAATACGACGACCCCCACTACCCCGCAGTGACCATGCGACTCCAGGAACGGTTGGGTGGCGGGTGACGATCCGCGTCGTCTCGACGTCAGGATGGGTGTACGACGAAACACTGTCCTCCCACACCCTGACCATCCCGTTGGAAGCCGCGGCGCCCGGCGACGTCGCGTTCATCAAAACCGCCGCCTTCACATTGGCGGCCGACAACTTCGGTCACATCATCGCGCCGGACGGCTGGGAAACCCTGTGGACCCAAACCAGCACCGGCGGCTGGAACAGCTACATGACCGGCAGAATCACCGGCACCACCCAGAACATCATCCTGCAGCGAAACGAGAACACCCCGGCCCAGATCGGCTGGTGGGCGCAATCCATCGTCGTCCGCGGTGTCACCGACACCGATCCGTACTGGGAGTTCTGGAATGTGTTCCAAAACTTGCCGGTCAACGAATGGGATCTTCCCCCGATGGACGTCCTCGGCGACGACCGGCTCGTCATGCACTACCTGTACGTCCTGTGCAACAACGCCGTCGTCGGCTCCATCAACGCGACCGGCGGATGGAACCTCGACCGGCTGACAGTTCTCCCGATCAACGAAGGCTCCGTCGCCGGCGCGGTACTGACCCAGGAATCGAACGTCGACACCACTCTCGGCAAAGTGTCCGTCGACAGCCCCGCCGCGAACACCGCAGGTGTTGTCCTGTCGGCCACGCTAATCCCGAAACCCGAAACCACTCCTACGTTCGCGAACCCGCGTCGTCTGCGTCTCGGCTGCCCCGACTCGTACAACGTGTGGCTCACCGACTCCAGCTACCGCAACACCCTCGACAAAGTCGGCTGGACCAACCTGAACTGGAGCCGCTCCCTCGACGAAATCAGCACCGCCGGCGCACGCCTACCCGACCATCTCGGCGGCGCGTACTGTGTCGAGAAGTTCGGTGGCATCGAAACCTGGAAATTCGGTCTCCTCATCGAACGCAACGACCAACGAGTCTGGTCCGGTCCGATCACGTCGATCACGCGCGAAGAATCCGAGCTGGTCCTTGGAGCCTCAGACATCCTGGCCCGCACGATGAAACGTCCCGCGATCTACGCTAGCGAACCAGCCATCTACACCTCTGTTGATGCCGCGGTGTTGTTCACCGACATCATCAACGTTCACTCCGCGTCACCGTCCGACCCGTACCGTCTCCAAGCCCCCGAGGTGTATGTCGGAGTGTTCACCGACCGGACGCTCCGATGGCGGCAAGGCTCATACGCGTGGCCGCTGCTCGAAGAACTGATGGGTTCGAGCATCGACGCGTTCATGGTGCTCGACACCTTGTTCGTGTGGGACCCGCGACGCGGCTGGATGTTCGTCGACATCGACGACGGCGTAACACGTGTCCTTCCCGGCCCCTACAACTCGGCGTTCGACATGGAGTTCGGAACCTTCACCAACGCCGCGTTCACGACCCGCCCGAAATGGGCGATCTCCGGTGACGTCCAAACGAACTTCGTGATCTCGACGAGCGCCGACAGCGGCGAAGAAGGCTTCCGCCGCTACAAAGTTGCCGAAGACGTCCCGTCGCAAGCCGAAGTCGGCGTCCTATTCTACGTCGACGTTGACCCATTCGCGCAACCCGGTGGCGCAGAAATCGACCTGCCGGACTCCACCCTGCAACGCCGCGCAGACACCGTCCTCGCGTTGCGCCGCAAACCTCCGGCCGTCATCTCCGGCGGGATCCTGTCAGAGTCCGCGCCGGTCGACGTCAACAATTTGCTGCCCGGATCGATCTGGCGTCTCGACGTCCACGACTCCGGCTACCGCCAGCTCCTCCAAGCCGGAAGATTGAAGCGGGTCGAGGTGTCCGTCACCGCAGGCACCGACGGACTCGAAGAATCAGTCGCGCCAACGCTCTACCCTTTGGGCTGGGTGGAAGGAGCCTGACGTGTCGGATCGTAATCTTCGGGAACCGGGACGGGCCCACGTCCAACAAGTCCAGGCACTCAACGCCAAGACACGCAACCTTAGCCAACGCGCCTACTCGGGGGCGATGCGGTCCGTCCGCACCCCGGTCGTCGACACCGGCTCGACCTCCCCGACCGCCCTCATCTCGACCGAAGTGTCGGCCGGACGATGGGCGGTCGACACCCTCACCTACGCGAGCGCGACCCTCGTCGCGGGGCATGTCTTCTCAACTGACCTGGCGTTGATCAGCAACGAAACCGGAGCCGACCTCTCGAGTCTCCTCGGTCCCGGTCTATCGATCGGGATCTCTGTGCCGGTCACCGGATTCGTGTCGCTTCCCATACCGATGATGGGCGACTTCTCCGTGGATGAGGCCGTCACCGTCACGCTCCGGGCCTGGGGATCGACGACACTCGCAACATCCTGGATCTATCCCGGCCTGCGCTTGCTGCCGTTTTGATGACGACTGTGGAAGAATGAACCGATGGGACTCTGCACACCAGGTGCTTGTACATGTGCGATCCAATCCGAGTCCCTCCAGATCTCCGGCAACGGCTCGGCAGGAAACCCGTACAACCTGGAATCCACCGGGCTGACGATCGTCACGTCGGTGACGCGGCCGGGCTCGCCGTTCCTTGGGCAGCAGATCCTGGAGACCGACACGGACCGGATCTACTACTGGGATGGCTCGGACTGGCGGATCGAACGCGACCCGGAGCCCTACGCCGACTGCACTCTCGTCCCGGGGGTGACGACCGATTTCACCGCCGGAGTGCCGACTCTCTGGCATACGCTGCCCGACGTGGTGGCCCCTCCATGGGCGACGGTCGCACGAGCAACCGTCAGTCTGATTGGCTTCCACATCGTGACGAACCCGGCAAACTTCTCCATCTCTGTACAGCTTGACGGGGCCAACGCGACCATCAATGGCGGCCTTTACTATGGCGCAATCAGCGAAATTTCCGTCCGCACATCACTCTCCGGGAATGGCATCTGGGATGGCCTCACTCCGGGAGCCACGCTGACTCCAACACTGACGGCTAGTCGCGGCGGCGGCACTGGCGCTTTGCGATCCGACAGCAGCTGCTGGATCACCATGGATATCACTTGGGAGGAGAACTGATGGCTCTCTGCTCCACAGGTCAGTGCAATTGTGCGATTGAGTCCTCGTCACTGTCGATCTCCGGCAACGGCTCCGCCCTCAGCCCCTACATCTTCGAGGTCGCAACCAGCGTCGGGGACCGGTTGACGGATCTCGAAGCACGTGGTGATCGCCAAACCTACAACCCCTCAATCTCGGGGGCAGGATGGTCGTTCGGGTCGGGGTCGTTGGTCGAGGGCGAATATTGGGTGGATGGGCCGAACTCCGGTGATCTCGTCCACTTCCATATCGACATCACGTTCGGCACCGGGGCAACATTCGGTGCGGTCGAACCGCGCATCACTTCGCCGCCGATAGCGGAAGGCCCCTCGGCGTCTGCGACGCGAAGTCTGCCCCTGATCCTCATAGACATCATCGATGCTTCTGCGGGTCAGTCGGTGGCGGGCCGCGCCCAATTCACTCCGGCGGGTCAACTTCGGTTGGTTCTCCACGCCGTTACCGTCATCGGGGGAGGGAATTGGGTGAGCTATTCAGGAATTAGCAGCACCATTCCCTGGATCTGGACCATCGGCGACCAGATCCATATCGCCGGGTTCTACCCGCGGGCCTAGCCTTCCGGCGTATAGACACATCGGCGAACTACTATGACGTCATGACGCTCACGTACACGCACAATCGATCGGCGTGGGTGACGACCCGCCCGGTCACCGGGCCCGCGTTCAACTGGGCTGGCATCAACCTCATCGTCATTCACTACACCGCCGCCGACGACCTGATCGACGGCGACCCCGGCGAGAGCGCCGACCGTCTCGACGACTACATCCGCAGCGCCCACAACTCATATCTCAACGACCCGAACCGCGGGTACAGCCTCGGCTACAGCATCGCGGTCGACTGGCTTGGCGGCACGTGGGAGATCCGAGGCGACACGTTCAAGTGCGCGGCGAACCTCAACCTGAACGACCGTGCCATCGCGATTCTCGTGCTCGTCGACTGGCAGGACCCCGCCTCGAAGTTCGCCACCGCTGCGATCCAGAACCTGGTGTCACAGATCCGCGCGAAGGCACCCGGTGCGATCATCATCGGACACCGAGAGGGACCGCAATATCACCCGAAGGCCACGAAGACACGCTGCCCGGGTGACGGTGTGTTCGCCCAGCTGAAGGCTGGGGTGTTCGAGCCCGGCACGACGCCACCGGCGGACCCGCCGACCGACCCCGGCCCGACGACGAGCACTTACACCGTCGTCGCCGGCGACGGCTGGTTCGCGATCGGCCGCAAGACCGGCGTCGAGGTCGGTCCGCTCCTCGCCGTCAACGGCGCCTCGCTGTCTACGATGCTGCATCCCGGCCAGGTGTTGAAAGTCCCTGGCACCGCACCACAGCCAGGGACACCAACCGACTGGATCTCGAAGGGCATGGGATTCACATCCCCTGACGGTCAGCCGCTCATGAAGCGCGGCCAGGTTCACTCGGACACGATGTGGCTCCAGGCCGTCCTGTGCTCAATGCCCGGACCCGATGGCAACCCGATCTACAACCCGGCGTGGGTCGGTGGCGACTCGACGAACAACGGCACGGTCCGCAACGGGCAGCAGTATTTCGGTGACGCCACATTCAACTCCGTGAAGTTCTGGCAGAGCCACAACGGACTGACCGCGGACGGCGAGTTCGGGCCGGCGTCGTCGGCCCGAATGGTGGCGGTCCGAGGGAAGTGACATGGCGCTGAGAGGCGCGTCAGGCGATGAATGATGAGACAAGCGGCGCTGAACAGGAAGAGGATGACACGTGAACCAGCGCCGCGCCGTCGACCGGGAGCCATTCATCACGCCACGCAAAATGATCCAGTGGGCGCAGGCACTCTGTTTCGCGATGATCCCCGCCCTCGTCGCGTTACGACTCATCCAAGGCAACGAAGTGATGTCGTCCGACATCATGGCAATGACAACCCTCGCCGCGATCGGCACCGGTTCACACGCCGGATTGAAGTGGGCAGACCTGAAAGAGGAACGGCGGTCGGAACGGGAGCCCGACGATGAAATTAGTCCGCCGGCGAAGCGGCAGCCACGAGTCCAAGTCGTCCGAAGGCGGAGTGGAGACGACGACCAAGGACTCCTACGTCGACTCCGATACGTTCTCGCAGGTCACCCGCCGATTCTCCAATGCAACCCGATGGATGACCGTCACGCTCGCCATCTTCGGCGTGGGGCTGACCGCGGCGTTCTACCTTCGTGAGCGTGACGTCGATGAACTCAAACGCAACATCTGTGAGGCCGACGTCGCCGACGACCTTGGCGACCGCGCCTTATGGTTCGCTCTGTCGGCCGAGTTCCAGTTCGACCAGGAAATCATCGACACGATCACGGCGGTCCTGGATCGCGAGAAGCCTGAGGTGGATGTCGACGAAGTATGTGGGTGACGTGTGAGCCGCCTACGCACCATCATCGCTGTTGGCTGGCCCGTTCCCGCTGCCATCTTCATCTTCATCATCGGGCTCACCTTCGCGGGCCGGATGACCGACCTGGAAGACGCGGTTACCGACGGGTCGGTGGCGGATCAGGCGCAGAACCAGGTCATCGAACGGCTCACCGACGGCTACGACGTCCTCCAGGAGGAGTCGCCTGACGTCTCCGTGCCGACCCCCGCCGAGATCGTGGTGGATGCCGCCGAAGAGAACGACGTCCCTATCGAGCAAATCATGCCGGACACCTCGATGCCCCGACCGACCGAGCCCGAGCAGGCCGGACCCCCAACCGCGCAACCGGTCATCGTCACCGAAGTCCTCGACCTCGCCGAAGTCCGCGCCCTCGTCGAACCGATCGTCTTCGATGTCTGTGCCTCGAGCGACGTCTGCGACGGTCCCCCAGGATCGACCGGTGACACCGGCGGGACAGGAGGTCCCGGGCCATCCGGCGGAACTGGGGCCCCAGGTGTCGATGCTCCAGCGATCACCGACGAACAGCTCTCCGCCATCGTTGTCGCACATTGCTCACAGCCCGGCAACTGTGCCGGAATGCCCGGCGAGGACGGCGCCACCGGCGCGCAGGGAGCCACAGGCGAGCCCGGGCGACCTCCAACCGCCGAAGAGGTAGCCCAAGTCGTTCTGTCGTCGTGTGGGGCCGGCCAGTGTTTCACGCAAGCCCAGGTCGACGTCGCGATGGCCGCATGGTGTGGCGGCTCCGGCACCTGCGCCATTCCGGGGCCTCCGGGTCCGGAAGGTCAGCCCGGCGCGACGGGCCTACCCGGCGCGCCGGCGCGGGAAGTGATCGCAGTGAACTGCACGCAGCCGAACCCGATCGGCGAAATCACCTGCGAAGTCGTGTACGGCGACGCCGCATGAGAGTGGCCTTTGACGTGTTGGATGGTGGAGAATGACGGCATGAAAGCAAAGCTGTTCGCGGTCTTCGCCGCGGTGTTCCTTGGGATCGCCGCCCCGACGGTCGCCTTCGCCCAAGTTCCCGTCGACACTCCGATCGGCCCGGACTCGACGGCTGACTCACTGTTCAACCTCGATCCGTTCGTCGTCACGATGATCCTCGGGACATTGATCCCGGCGCTCGTCGCGCTCGTCACGAAAGCGAGCACTGCGGCCTGGCTCAAGAAGGTGCTCACCCTTGCGCTTTCCGCGGTCGCAGGGTTGGTCACGGTCGGCATGATCGACGGCGGCGGATCAGTGATATCAGTCGACTCCCTCAAGTCGGCGTTCCTGGCATTCCTCGCAGCGATCGGCTCGTACTTCGGCCTGGTCCGCAACAGCGAAGCTGAAACCAAACTTCAGGAGATCGGACCGGCGGACAGCCCGCCCGACTGATGCGTCTTGTCGCCGTCCTCGCCGTGGTCGGCTGCGGGCTGATCGCTTGGCTCGGCGGATTCTTCACCCCCCTCCCGCCAGGCGCCCGTTGGGAATAGCGGACGTCATCCCGGCACTCGCACCATCGGCTACCCTGTCAGGGTGCCTCCCACCTCCTCGAAGCGTCCCCTGCCGCCCGTGACTGTCCCACCGGCATCGAAGCCCGGTGGGATGCCGTCCACGAAGAACCGCGAGCTGCAAGGCCTGTTGATTGACTTGGGCTACTACAAGGGCCGAGTGAACGGGTACTACGGGAACGACATGCGCTCGAGTGTGTCCCTACTCCAGCAGCAGCTCATCAAAGACGGGTTCTACGACGGGGCGCCGAACGGCAACTTCGACGTCGCCACCCGTACCGCGCTGCTCGCCGACCCGAACATCCCAACCACCACGTGATTCGGATTTTAGGCTTCCAGCTGGGGTATGCGCCGTATGCCCGCGTGGGCTCCTTAACTCTGACATCCCTACATCCCCATGAGTAGGATGAATGTCCCGGCCACGCGTGAACGTGCCGGGACCGACCAGACACAACGGAGGTGTCCGATGCCCACGAAGCCTACGCTCACAGTGGAGCGCCTGCGGGAGGTCCTCGACTACGACCCCGACACTGGCGTGTTCCGCTGGAAGATCCGAGTGGCGATCAAGATCAGAATTGGCGACGTGGCCGGCACTCCCCTGTGTAGCGGGTATTGGGCCATCAAGATAGACGGCAAGTCCTATCGAGCACATCGCCTCGGCTGGGCGCATTTCTACGGGACGTGGCCGGAGCATGGTGTTGATCACATCAACCGCTGCAAACTGGATAATCGAATCACCAATCTACGCCCCGCAACCCAGGCGCAGAACGCTCAGAATATCCAGGGTCCCAAGTCAAACAACAAGTCTGGTCTGCTGGGCGTCTACCCGAAGAAGAACCGTTGGGCCGCGTGCATTGGGCTGAATGGCGAATCCAAACATCTTGGAAGCTTTAGTACCCCAGAGGAGGCCGGTGCAGCGTACGAGACAGCAAAGCGTAATCTCCACCTGTTCTACGCAGAGGGAGCCACCTCATTCGCGTCTTAGCGTTCGTTCTTGGATATCCACCCCACGCCCGTGTCGGCAGTTGGATTGCGACGCACAGCTATCTCGCGGGGCTCGCCGCGGCTGGCCACAAAGTCATTGTGCAGGTTCCCGACCACATCAAGTCATACGACATCGACGGCGTCCACGTCGAACACCTCGGTTCCAACATGCGACCGAGGTTCGCCCGCACCGATGTCTGCATTTCGATCCACGGTGACGACGCCCGCCTCCATCGCGTCGCGATGACGGAACACGTCCCGTCGGTCCGGTTCGTTCATGGCACCCATGACACCATGTTCCACAACCTCGTGAAGCACGGCGAACCAACCCTCACCGTCTTCAACTCGTACAGTCTCGCCGAACACGTCGGCTACACCGGCGAACACATGGTGTGCCACCCCATCATCGATCCCACCAAATTCGCGACGACACCAGGCGATTCGATCACGCTCGTCAACTTGATCGAACCGAAGGGCTACCTCACGTTCGACGCCCTCGCCCGCTACCTCCCGAAGCGCCCCTTCCTCGGCGTCCGAGGCGGCTACGGCCCACAGCCGGAAGGCCAGGCCCGCAAGAACGTCACGATCATCAAGCCGACCGGCAACGTCCGCGACGACATCCTGGCGAAGACCCGCATTCTGTTGATGCCATCGGATCACGAAACCTGGGGGATGATCGGGATCGAAGCCATGTGTGCCGGAATTCCCGTGATCGCACACCCGACGCCAGGACTGAAGGAATCCCTCGGCAACGCCGGGCTCTTCGCAGACCGTGATGACCTCGACGCCTGGTTGGACATCATCGAAGACCTCGACAACCCCCGCAAATACGCGGCGGCATCGAAGCGGGCAAAGGCTCGAGCAGACCAACTCGCCAAGGACGACTCCTTGACGAGGTTCATCAAGCGGTTAGAGGAGATTGTCGGATGAGAGTCACCGTGATGTGCCCCTGGAGACCGACCCCTGATCGTCTCGCCGCGTTCCAAACGGTGCGGGACTGGTATCTCACCAACGCCCGCAACTGGTATTTCGGGACCGCTGACTCCGGCCACCCCGAGTTCTCGCGGGCCGGGTCCCGAAATACCTGCGTCCGGCTCGCAGAGAAGGAAGGGGCGGATGTCGTCGTCCTCAACGATGCCGACACGATCCCCGATTTGAAAGCGGTGACCGCGGCCGTGTTCGGGGCATTCGACGACGGGCTTCTCCATTTCGGGCTCGACACGATGCTGTACCTCACCGAGGAGGAGACCGCCGCCTACCACGCCGGGATCATGCCGACCCGGCAAGCCCTCCAACATGATTCGTCGGTCATCGCGATCAAGCCGACGTCGTACTGGGAGTGCGGCGGCCAGGACGAACGCTTCACCGGATATGGCGGAGAAGATGGAGCCCTAACCTCGGCGGCCACAGCGATCCTCGGGCGACCGCGGTGGCACACGGGGATGGCGCTGTCGCTTTACCACGACGGCGCCTGCCGCGACATCGGCAGCGAACGCTGGCAGCCGAACTCGGCGCTCAGCCAGCGCTACTACCACGCCCGCAACAACCCCGCAGCCATGCGGGCCATCATCGCCGAACGCGAACCGGAGAACCAGGATGCATGATGCCGCTCTCAAATTTGTAGCCGACTTCGCCGCCATCACTGGCCTCGAAACTGCTGACGTCGTCGCCGTCGACATCGGCGGCCGCGAGACGAACGGTCACGCCCGCTGGATCTTTCGGAACGCCCGCTGGACTGTTGTCGACGCAGCCGATGGGCCAGGCGTAGACATCGTCGCCGACGGTGCGACATGGCAACCCGATCAGCCGGTTCCTCTCGTCCTGTGCACCGAGCTGTTCGAGCACACACCCGCGATGAGGGAGATCCTCGCCAACATCTACGCGATGTTGGAGGATGGCGGGATGTGTGTTATGACGATGGCCGGACCCGGACGGGCGGTCCACGGGCTCTACCACGACGACCCACTCGTGCCCGGTCATTATGCCAACATCGAGCCGGACGAGCTGGAGTTCGCTCTGCAAACCGCGGGCTTCTCGGAGTGGGAAGTCGACCAGCTCGGAGAGGACGTGCGCGCATGGGCGAAGAAATAGATCCGGATGCGGCGAACCCGTGTCGTTCGATCCCGTGCCCACCGATGGAGGAGTTCCCCTTTGGCCAGGATTGGATCGCTCGCACGATCCGACAGACCCCGACAGAGTACGAGAAGCGCACGGGTCAGCTCGATCTCGGAGTTGACCAACGCCCACAGGACTTCGCTCGGAACCAGTTCACGTTCTACGCCGAGGGCCCCTACCACCTGCTCTCACCCGAGCAGCAGGCCAAGGTCCGCGCCGAGAACGCATCGTGGCACCGCGAGCAGCGTCGGCTGAAGGTCCGGACCCGCAAGTGCTACCGAGCGGTCAAGCAACGACTTCGGGACACCTGGGGCGTGTTGCTCCACGGGCTGCCGGAGCACGACTCGTGGTAAACGTGGAAGCTCTTATGGGTCGGCAGTTCGGCCGGTGGGTCGTCCAAAGCGATGGAGGGATAGTCAAGGGGAGGCGCCGACTGCTCGTTCTTTGTGAATGCGGGACGACCAAGAGTGTCTCTCTCTCGTCGCTTCAACGTGGAGATAGCTCCTCTTGTGGATGCCTGATGAGGGAACGGGGATCGGCGGCGAACCGAATCCACGGTCATCGCGGTAATCCGCGCGCCTCGGCCACGTACAACGCCTACCGGGCCATGCTGGGCCGGTGTCACAATCCCAATGATTCGGCCTTCCCTCGGTACGGAGGGCGAGGTGTCCAAGTTTGCGAGCAATGGCTGGGGATCGATGGGTTTGTCCGTTTCCTTCAGGACATCGGAGAACGGCCACCCGAGCCCCCGGGATGGAGTGGTCGGAAGTCCTATTGGTCGTTGGACCGAATCGACAACGACGGGAACTACCAACCCACCAATTGTCGATGGGCCGACCCGGTAACCCAGCGAGCCAACCAGAGGCGGGTCCTCAATCCCGCCACGTCCTGCCGTCGAGGGCATGAGTACACGTCGGAGAACACCTACGTGGCACCGAAGACTGGAGTACGTCATTGTCGAGCATGTCGCCGTTTGTGGATGGGGGACCATTCTTGAACACCGTCGCCACCTGCCTTCTCACCTCCATCGAGAATCCAATGTGCGTCGGGTGCTCGAACTACTCACCGGATGTCACGATCCTCCGCAAGTGGCTGGAGTCATTGATGGACTGCCACGCCGTGGTGATCCACGACGAACTGCCCGAGCATCACCAAGCAATTGGCCGGCAGTGGGCCCGAGTCCCCGTCGAGTTCGTCCAGGTCGAGTCGTCCGACACCAACCTGTTCTTCGCCCGCTGGGTTCACCTGCGCGTCTGGCTCGACAATCAGCCGGATGTCGACAAGGTGTTCATGACCGACGGCTCCGACGTCGTGATGAACCGCCCGCCGTGGCCGATGATGGAAGCCGACCATCTCTACGTCGGATCAGAGAACGACACGGTTGCCAACAAGTGGATCGTCGACAACCATCCGTCGATCAAGCCGATGGCGGAAGAGTTCCCTGATCGCGTGCTCCTCAACGCCGGGCTCCTCGGCGGCAGTCGGGCAGACGTCCTTGAGCTCCTGGACGACCTCATCGAGTACCCGATGGATGGCGGAGACCTGACCGATATGTCCACGTTCAACCGGGTCCTGCGCGAACCTCGATGGCGTGACCGATTCGTCACCGGCCCACTCGTCCACACCGAGTTCGGGAAGTGGGCGCCCAGCAATGGCAGCCCCTGGTCCCATAAGTAGTGGTAAGGTTATTAGTAATGAGTACAACCCGCCAGACCGACCCATCCGTCCGGTGCTCGATGGACGGATGCTCGATGATGGCCTACTGGCGTGGACTCTGTCGGCGTCACTACATCGCAGACCAATATCGAGACACCCCGATCCCAGCCGCAGAGCTGCTCATGGAGCAGCTGGCGAAGAAGATCGAGGTGTGGGATTGCGGCTGCTGGGTGTGGACCAAGGCGAAGTTCGCTAGGTCAAATCACGGCATGTTTGGATACAACGCTCTCGGCAAGAACTTCACTCACTACGTACACCGTTGGGTTTACGAGCATCTCATCGGGCCCGTCCCCGAGGGACTCGTACTCGACCACCTATGTCGCGTGGAGGCTTGTTGCAACCCGGATCATCTTGAGCCAGTGTCGAACGCCGAGAACATCCGCCGCGGCATCGGCCCCGACGGAGGGCTACGCCGTCATCAGCGAGCATGCAAACGTGGGCATCGTTTCAGCCCGGAGAACACGTATGTGTCGAAGCTTGGGTGGAGACACTGTAAGGTCTGTGCGCGCGACCGCCACCGACGTACCGCTAAACGGGCGCAGTGACTGTGGATAACATGTGGACATGGAGAGCCCTCGTCTGGTTGCGGTCGACGCTGACACGCTTGGCGATCTCCTCGCGCTCTGCGAGCGACTACTCTCGTATGTCATCGAGGACCAGCTTCACGATGCCGCGCATCTACGCGACGTCCCGATGGCGGTCACCGATGGACTCCGCGGCGCAGTCGCAGAGATCAGGGTTCGAGCATTGGTTTCGGCGTAGACAACGAGGAGGGCAGTAGCCATCGCTTGCGGCTGTAACAAAAAGGGCGCGCTGGCGAAGCTGAACGCCCAGTACGAAGATCTGGTCCGCAACGACCGGTCAATGGTGCTCCTCGGCGAGGACGATTATGCTTGCGAGTCGTATTCCGGCATCTTCCAGGGCACCCACTTCCATATCGTAGGGCGCGGCACCGAACACGAGAAGATCTTCCTGCGATCGGCCAGCCGGGAAGCCAAGCTCTACGCCAAGGAACATGGTGTCAAGGTCGGACGCCTCGTGAACGCACGGAGTCTCTGCGCCGAGCGTGTCGTGCAGCTCCTCGGTGCCTAGGCCCGCAGGTCGATGAGCGCCGTCACCAGTTGATAGGACTCGAGCCCGTCGAGGAGCCGCAACACCTGGGAATGCTCGAGCTGCGCCCACGACACGACGTCTCGACGAAGTAGGAACTGGGCGTATTCGATCCGTTCCTCGCGGGTGAGCCCGATTTCGTCGGCCAGGAGGAACAGTTTCTTGAGTTGCGGCGACTGTGGATTGCCACCACTTCCCATCCCAAGCATCTTACAATCTCAGATATATGGCTCGGTATGTGACCGCAGGGGACGCCAACATCGACCAACTCCCCCGCGCCTACACCAAGGGGCACAAGCCCGAGCCGATCGGCTACCGCGCCGGAGCACGATGCATATCCGAGAACCTCGTGGTGACGTCAGCACCGAAAGGTGGACGCCCGTCCATCTGGATCGTCGAGGACCACGAAACCTACATGGTCGGCGATGAACCAATCCTCGGCAGTGCCCTCACCGAGGTCGCGCTCGGTCACTGTTCGCTGTGCTCCGTCCAGTTTGACTGCGCAAGATTCGCTGTCGCCTGCGAAGAGGACTTCGGCACCCGCTCGATGCCGCTCGACGATCTGCTGTGGCTCCGCAAGCAACGCAACCCGGAGGCGATCATCCGCCGGGCCGAGGCCGACGGCCGGCCGATGCAGTTTGCTGTGAGGGACGCCCGCACCCGCTGACATGGTAGGACCACTAAGCTGACGCGATGGCAGCCACCATCCTCCAGAAGCCTCGCTACAACGGATCGATCTCCTACGCCAAGAACAAGGAGTTGATGTATCCGAACATCGAACGGGGCGTCGTGCTCATCATCGGCAAATCCCCGAAGTCGAAAGTGACGATCCTGTCGTTCGACTCCGGCAGCCGGCGCGGCGAACAGGTCGACGTCATGCAGAACGTGACAGTCACCGAAGAGAAAGGCAAGCTGCGTCTCAACGGCGAATCGTTGCGGGTGTCCCAAGAGTTCAAGGGGACGATCCCCACCGTCGTCGAGATCGTCCTCACTCTCAACGACAAATGCCGCGAATGTGGTAATCGGTGAACGTCTGGCTCGCCTTCCTACTGATCTCACTCGCCTCGGCCCGGCTGACTCGGCTGGTGTGCCTCGATGTCCTGTTCGACGAGCCCCGCAACTGGATCGTCGGCGGACTCCAAGACCCCGTCCAAGTGAAAACCCGGGAGCGCGACGGCTTCCGTTTCCGCCCACTCGCCGAACCCGAATACCACTCGCGAGGCAAGGTGGCGTACTGGTTGCGGAACAAGCTGGGCTACATGATCCAATGCGCGTATTGCGCCTCCGCGTATTGCACGGCCCTGGTCCTTTTCGGCTTCCGGATCTTCGTCGAACCCGTTCCCGCGCCAGTGCTGTGGTGGCTGGCGGCCTGGATGGTGGCGGTCGTCGTGCTCGAGATCACCGACGGCGAGTAACGTAGGCCCATGACGACTGATCTTCTGTCTCCCGTCGTCCTGGACGGCATGGAGGAGTTCCTCGGCATGATCTCGAAAGGGGTCGGACCGAAGAACGCAGCGATCGCCGTCGGCTGGAGCCTTCGCCAGCTCCGAGAACTACAGTCGGACGCCCAGTTCGTCGAAGTGATGGAAGCGGCCCGCGAGCAGCTCATCGAATCGATCGAAGAGAAGTCGGCGGCCATGGCGATCGCTGGAAACTGCGTAACACCCGATGTGCGCGTGCTCACCGAGGACTTGCAGTGGGTGGCGGCCGGCGACCTGCTGTTCGGGGAGCGACTCATTGGATTCGATGAGTATCGCCTAGAGGGGGAGAGAGCGCGGAGATATCGCATCGCTACGGTCCTATCGACAGGGCTGGATCGCCGCGAAGTGTGGCGACTCAGGTTCGCTGACGGCCAGTCAGTCCGCTGCACCCCCGATCACCCCTGGATAGTCACCCGCAACCGCCAACTTCAAGGCGGAGACAACCGTCTATTCTGGTTGACGCCGCCAGACATCGCTCAACGCCTCGCCACTGGAGGCCCCCGTCGCGGGCCTAGTTCGGCCTGGATCGTCAGACCGTTCGCTCCCTGGAGCACACCCCCGCGGGACTACGCGGCAGGGTTTCTCGCGGGGGCCTTCGACGCTGATGGCTCTATCTCAATGGGGTCGCTGCGGTGTTGGCCCACTGCCGAGTTTTCTCAGTATGCGAATCCCCTACTGGACGCCGTAAAGCAGGCCCTCGACGAGCACGGGTTTCCCTACAAGGAAGGGAGCCGGATGACCCCGAACAGCCGACTGTCGTCGATTAGTTACCTGAGGCTGAAGGATCGCTGGCAAACCCTACGGTTCCTTGGGCAGATGCGCCCCCCGCGTCTACTAGATAACTGGTTGACGCGGGGCGCGGTTGAGGGCAGGACGTTCAGCCGTCTCGGAGAAGAGAGCCTCCGAGAGGTGGTATCGGCAGAGCCAGACGGAGAGGCCGAGATCTGCACCCTCGCGACATCGACCGGCACATTCCTGACGGAATACGGCGCGACTCACAACACGCCGATGATCCAAATGTGGCTTTACTGTCACGGCCAAGACAGAGGGTGGCGTCCACCGACACACCGCGTCAACGTCAGTCACCAGGGCACACCAGCCGCAGAACGGGTGCTTGCCGTCACGAGTGCAGCGCTCGAACTGATGGCGAAACACGGCCACCAGGCGCTTGCTCTCGGTGGGCCGCTCGACAAGATGGAGGACGTCGTCGACGCCGAGGTAGTCGATGACTAACCCCGACATCGAACATCTCCGCAAGGTCGGCTCACCGCTCCGACTTGCACAAACGCTTGCCCCACATCTCTACGGCCCCCGGTCGACATACCAGGCCGACCCATGGCTGCGGATGTGTGAAGGTCGGATCATGGACGCGGTCAGTGACCGTGAAAACCAGCGGTTCTTGAAGATCAACGCTCCGCCACAATCGGGAAAAGCAGCCTGGTCGAGCTGTTCACTCCTCTCTGGGTGCTCGGCCATTGGCCTGATACCAGAGTCATCCTGATCGCCTACTCCGACGACCTCGCGATCCGCTCCGGCGCGCTCGTGCGGGACATCTTCATGAAGTGGGGCCCCGAGTTCTTCGGCCAGACCGTCGACGCGAACTACGAGTCGAAACAGGAATGGCGTCTGGCTGGACACCAAGGTGGGATGTTGTCCGTCGGGATCGGCTCGCGAATTTCAGGTATGCCAGGAGATTTGGTCGTACTCGGCGACCTAATCAAGGGCATGGAGGAAGCCGGCTCAACGAAGACGAAGGAAACGCACTGGGCAGAGTTTCACGGCGCCATCCTGCCTCGCCTACAACCCGGCGGCACGATGCTCCTCGGGGCTACCCGATTTGCGGACGACGACATGTCCGGCCGCATCGACGCCCAGGCGAAAGATCCTGAGTACGACGGAGACCGCTGGGAATCCCTCGTGTTCAAGGCGATCGCCGAGCCCGACTTCGACGAAGACAACCCGGACGACCCGGAGTGGCGCGACCTCCTCGGCCGCAAACGCGGTGAACCCCTGAAGACGCGGTTCTCGAAGTCAGGCGAAGAGGAAGACCCGGAGCGCTGGCACGACTCGTTCTTCTACCGGCGCAAGCGCACGACCGTTCCGTTCATCTTCTCCGTCGTGTACGAACAGGAGCCCACCTCGCCGACGGGCGGTATGTTCCCCCCGGATAAATGGGCGTGGTACGACCCGGACGACAAGCCGTGGATGCAGTCCCGCCGACGAGCCTGGGACCTCGCGGCCTCAGAAGGTGGCGGCGACTACAGCGTCGGCGGGCTCGTCACGAAAGACATCGACGACGTCTTTTATGTGCAGGACATCACCCGATTCCAGAAGGGCGCGAACGAAGTGATGGACGAAGTCAAGGTGACTGCGTTCACCGACGGAGTGTCGGTCCCCGTGCTCATCGAGGGCTCCAGGAATGGAGACGGCCTAGCCGTGATCGCCTTCTACCAGAAGGAACTGAAGAACTACACCGTCACCATGGCGCGCGCCGAAGGCTCGAAGGAGGAGCGGGCCCGGCCGTACTCGACACTCATGCAACAGGGACGAGTGAGACTTCCCCGCGGCAAGGATGGCAAGTCACCGGACTGGGTTGCGCCGTTCATCGACGAACATCGCAAGATGATGGGCGACGGCCGCAAGGGAAGGAATGACGACATGATCGATGTTACTGCGCATGCCATCAACGACATGCTCGACTCGAGCGTCGTCGAAATGTTGATCCCCGACCTCCACCTACGAGGCCGCGGGTCACGCGCCTCGGTGGTCCTCGGCGACTCCAACGACGTCATGTCCGCCGACGAGCCAGCCGGCGTGATCTGACGGATCGGGGAACAAGTCGGGTAGGTCGGCCGGGCATTCAGCCTGCGGACGCCACCACGTGATGACACCGAGCGTTGAGTGATGTTCCTGGATTGGCACGAAGAAGACCGGATCTTGATCGGCGACAGGATACAGCGACCATTTGGCGCCTTGCGGCCACACCATCAGCACGAGCCCAAAGCTGCCGACCTGAGGCTCGCCCCTCAACGCTGGGTGCATCGTGACCTGATTGAGGGCAGTAATGATTTTCTTGAGAGCCTTTCGCGAGGCCGGGACCCCATCCCGGGCATTGCTGGTCTTGCGATGCCTTCCAGACGAGGCGTAGAACACGTTGTTCTCCATCCGTTCCGCCAGAGTTTTCCAGCCGATCGCCGGCATCGCCACGGCGTGCCCAGCCTTCGTCCGTTCGCGGTTGGCGATGAGGTGCTGCTTGTGCCGCGCCGTACCCCAATGGCGAGCGGCGTTGAGCTGCGCGTACGACAAAACGACGATCACTCAAAATCCTGTTCGGCGAGGCTGAGAACTTCCTCAGCGAGGATGATCACGTCGGCCGGTTCCGCGGCGGCCAGATCGATGATGCTGGCATGTCCCGTACGGGCACACACCGCGGCGATCATCTCCTTGATGTCTGGTTCCCGACGGGCGGCCTCGATCAGTTCGCGGGCTGCCTTCGCCGCCTGGACACGGACGTCACCGACGGGGAACTCCTGCTCGATGCGCTGGAAGCTCATCGGAGTAAATCCTTGAGTTTGCCCACGAATTCGAAGAGTCGAGCCTCGTCGCCGGAGAACTCGCGCAACAGCTCGACGACTTCGACGTAGATGGACAGCGCCGGCATCGAGATCTCAGCCCTCGTCTCCTCGAGACGAGCCATAGGCAGAAGATCCGGTTCCCTGGGTGGCTCCGGAACCAGCCATTCGTAGGGCTGGGGCTCGTCACTCATAACGTCTCCCGCTCAGCGACCATGACGGAGGCGACGATCCGCCCCCGCTGGATTTCGATGAGCCCCTGCTGCTCGAGGGCGTCGAGCCTTCCGTCGATCTTGGTTTTGACCCGGTCGGGCAACACCCGGTACAGGGCGTCGCGGGTCGGCCATTTCCCGGTCAACATGCGGTACCGGTTGACGGCCCCCAATGTGCTTTCGCGAACGTTCAAGGTCGTTCCTCTCGTTGAGCGATCGACTCCCACAAAGCGGAGTCGATCGGGTTGATTACTGCAAGCAGGTCGAAGCCGAACTTGCACCCAAAAATCGCGTACCGGAAGTCTGCATCATCGTCGTCCTGGTCGTTCCAGCCGAGAATCGTCTGGTCGCGTCCGTCGACGAGTAGGCACATCTGGTTGGGCCGCGGCTGGTTGAACCGGTCGAACTCCAAGATGGCGTCGGCGATCTTGTCGTAGGTTTCGAGCCAGTACACCGGGCTCTCGAACCGGTCGAGTCGGATCAGCCGGTACGGACCGGTTTCCGACACGTAATCCCAACGAGGACGCGACGGTGAGATCCAGACGCTCATGACCTGTTCGTCGGTGCGGCTGTCGGCTGGCCGGCGGACGAAGATGCGACGAGCCCATTCATTGATGAGTCCCACGATCATCCGTCGTGCCAATCCTGCTCGAACTCGTCATCGGTCATCAGGTGACCGTCTTCGCCGTAGGTGTAGTGGCCGACACTCTTCGTGCGCCAATACTCCTTCGGCCCGAGCGGATATCTTTGGGCTTCGTCGTTTTCGGCGTCCAGTTCTTCCTGAGCGAGGCCGTCGTGACGGGCGATCGCGATTTCGACGATGCTGAGATCATCCGAGACGCGCCGTACATAGACACCGACGCTGCCAGTGTTCCACCATCCGACCAGGCCAGGTTTCGTCAACTGGAGTCGCACGACACCTTCGCCCTTGTCGTCTGGTAGACCGATGGTCAACCAGCCGTCATCATCATGGCGTGCTTCGCCGACGTATTCGGCGGGAAGGATGTAGGCCGGTTCCTCAGTCATGGACGAGGTTCCCCGCGAGAGCGAACTCGGCTGCTGTTTCGGCCAGCACGGCCACCTCTTTCACGGAGACGAGTCTCGTCCCGGACCGCCACTGCTGACGGCTCAGGTTGTAGAGAATCCTGAACGACGCGCCGAGCTGCTCCGGTGTGTAGTCATCCCAATGCGAGGCGAGGTCTTCGACGGTGATGAGCACAGTGGTCTGGTCGCAGACCTTCTCGAGCCAGATGTTCGCAGCCCGACAGTGGTTGCACGAGATGTGGTACTGCGGTTCGTGAGGTACGAGGTCGTATTCGCTGACCTCGTCGGTGATGAACCCGAGCGCTTCGAATGCGTTGTCGGTCAGCGGATCTTCGTAGAAGTCCGGCAGTCTGATGAAGGGCCTGCTCTCGTCGAAATAGGTCTGGCCCGGCTTCGGATGTTGAGCGACGAACACGAGCGGGGACTGCTCGCGCTCGACCTCGTCGACCATTGCCGTGAACACGGTGTGTGGTTCACCGACGGGAATCTTCCGGCCGCAGTCCTCGCAGTGCTCGTCAGTTTCCGACACGGCCTCCGGATTGGTGGCTTCCACTATCCAATCGAAATCGTCATTGACTCGGCACATCATGCCTCCCTTGCGGACTGGTCGCCGGCCATCAACGGAAAGGCGTTGATGTACCGTTCGCCTGGAACTTTCGACACGATGCCGTCACGGCTGATGCCGTACCGGTCGAGCTGCGTCACCTTCACCGACGTCGATGACGAATCAGGTTCCCCCGACGTGTAGAGGCTCAGCATGACGTCGACGATCTCGCGGTGGATGCGCTCCTCCGGAGCCATCTCTCCGGTATCGGGGTCCGCGGTGCGTTGCACTGCGACGCCAGGGACCTGGGCGGCGACCAGCTTGTGGTTGTACCGCTTCGACTCAGATTTGCGCCGACGTTCGAACGCCCACCCCTGGTACTGGATGGGCGCCTCGAGCACGGACAGCAGGTGCACGTCGAGGGCGACGATGCCTTCCCGGGCCTTTTCGATGACATCCATCAACGTTTTGCGCAGAACGATGGCCTGGTCGACGTTGTGTGAGTCGGCTTCGTTGATGATGTCGTCGATGATGTCAACGGAGATCATGAGATCCGTTGTGACCTCGGCGAGCTGCGTGACTCTTCGATCGCAGCTCGGGACTGAGCAAGGAGTTCCGACATTCATATTGATGTCTCCTGTTCCTCTCGTTGAAACTTGATGTCGACACCCGGATTCTCCGGATGATCGGGATCGACGCGGACTCTGTCGACCGACGCCGCGAACACGACCCCTTCGTCGAGACTGGGGGCGAGGCGGGCGGCAATCTGACGGGAGACATGTCCGATCATGATCCCGAGCGCCGGAACATGAACCTGGACTGCGTTGGCGTCGTGTTCGTTGTCCGGGTTGCGGACGAACACGACTGGGATCGGTTCGTCCTGCCAGGTGAGGCCGTCGACGAGTTCACGCAAAGTGTGAACGAAATCCGGGTATCCCGGTACGAACGACATGCCGACGACAGGCACGCAATGCGGCTCAGCCATCGAGCACCCCTCCCTCGTTGCATTCCTCGTCGCTTTGAAGGACTTGGAACTGGTCGGTGTCTCCGACCATGTAGATGCCGTTGCCACCGAAACAGAACGCCCACACCCGAGCGACGTGACTGCCGGCGTCGAAGCTGTACACCTCGGTGTCGATCTCGTTGTCTTCGCCAGCAAGCGCCGCGCCAGCTGTCACCCCGGCGGCAGTCAGACTGCCGACGATGACGACAGCGAAAGTGGCGTCGATGACTCGGTTCATGATGGTCCCTCTCGTGTCTTGATCTTCCAGGTGTTGCCGCACATCAACCCGATGGTGATGTGGTTGACGACCCGATGGAACGGGCCTTCGAAGATCTCCCCGGTGGTCTTGTTGGCTGCCATGACGATCGTGTCAGGCTCGTACACGGTGAGCCGTGCCTTCCGACGTGTGTCGAGACGTCTCACGTCATCCCCTGTTTCATCAGCTCCATGTAGGAGAGGATCGAGTTGGTCTGTTCGGGGAGTAGGTCGGCGCCATACACGTTGGCGATGCCTTGCTCCTTCGCCCAGCGGATCACCGCGACCCGCTCCTTGCCCGACAGGCGCTCGAGCGCTTCGTGTAGGTCGGGTGGCGGGATGTTGGAAGATTGCTCCCCGACCGGGGCGGTTCCGGTCGGGGATTCCGCCGGCCGAGTCTCCGCTGGGGGAGCGGACTCTGGCTGGGGCGATGGTGTTTGGGGCGCCGGGGACGCTTGCGGGACCGGCGTAGTAGCATCAAGTCGCGCGATGTGATTGAGCATTCGAACTTTCCGTTCGTCATCAATTTTCTCAGTGGATTTCCACACGAGCACCTTGTTGCCCTTCTTCAAGGTCTTCAAGATGGCGAGCTGAGCGGCGCCGAGTTTCGTGTCGGTCCGTTCCGACCAGACATGCTCGGGCTCACCCTTCTTCGAATAGTCGGCCATGATCACCACCTTGCAGCGGTGCGAGCGGTCCTGGAGTTCGAAGCCGAGGAACTCGGCGGACAGGACGACGGCGGTCATCATGTCGTGGACCTGGCGGTACTCGCGGGAGCCTTCAGAGATCGTGGCGACGACCTCCGGGATCAACGCGGCCAGACGGCCACGCCACGACGGCAGATCCGACATTTCGCCGGCCGCAACAATCGCCAGACGCAACACGTCGACGATCTCGGCGTTGGTCGGTGGGGTTCGTTCAACCACGACGAGCCACCTTCCGATGAACCAACAGACGTGCGCCAAGGCAAGGACGTCCGCTGAGACCCTTGTGGTTGCGGACCTCGAAACCTCCGGCGGCCCGCTCGGTGCCTCGGAGACGCTTTCCACAGACGTGGCAGACAACCTCGACAGTCATGGACTTCATCAGATCACCCTCTCTCGGTGCTCGAGCTTGGCGGCTGTCAGCTGGTAACGGGCCGCGTCTGACAACTGCCAGATGATGGCGGGGGAACCAGAGCGCGTAATGCGGGTGTCGTCATCACTGCCGGTGATCCATCCTGTTTCTTTGAGGTCATGAACTCGAGCGCTTGTCGACTGGTGCTTGCGATCGAGGCTGTCACACAGTTCCTCGACGGTCATCCCAAAGCCGGAATTGTACAGTCGGCGCACGATCCGGCCGGACAGGGACGCAGCTCGAGGGCCACGGACGTAGGCCGCGGCGTTCTGCGATGTGAGCGGCGCGCCACGGCTCGAGCGGGCTGCGTCAGGATCGGGCAGGGGGAGAGCGTCGAGCGCTGCGAACCTTCGAATCAGTTCACGCAGCGCAAGGCGTTGGATGATCGCCGTCCCATCGGACGGGTCAAGCTCCTCGGCGTTCGGGTTGGTGTTCATCAGGTCCCGAGCGGCCCGAATGACTTCCAGTTCGGCGTTCCTGTGAACGGATCGGGCAGTCATGCCGGATCTCCCATCATGGCTTCCCACATAGCGAGGGCCCAGCGTGCGTCCGCGAGCGCCGTGTGTTTCGGCAAGAACTGCTCGGGGTCGACGTAGAGGGCGAGTGACAGCTCGGTCGACTTCCATGGCAAGGTCGCGAACTGCCGGGTCTCGTAGTAGTCGTCTGATCCCTGTTGCAATCCGCACAGGTAGCCGATGGCGAGAGCTTCGACGTCGATGAGGTGGTAATGCCACGGCGTGCGGCGTGCTTCCATCTGTTCGGCGACGGTTTCACCGTTGTAGGCGGGGAGCGACATGCGATGGGTGCGATGCATCCGTTCTGAGTCGAACCAGGGGCAGGCGCCGACGAGATGTCGTCCGGTGACGAGTTCGTTGAAGCGTCGTACGGAGTCATGCGGGTCGAGCGCGATGTCGGGGTCGTAGCGTTCGTTGAATCCGCCGAGTTCGACTGCGTATGGGTCGGCCTGCAGCTGGGCGCGCAACCCAACCTTCTGGAACCATTGGTGTTCGACGCCGTCGACGATGACTGCGACCTCCCAGAGGGGATGGTAATCAGGGTCCAGTCCTAAAGTCTCGGTATCGATCGCGGCGATCTGTGATCGGTCGTAGGTCATGAATTCTCCAAGCGGATGGCACGGCAGACGTCGCCGGCGATGATCGTGATGTCGGGGGCCAACGCCAAGACGTTCACGTCACGAGGAACACTCCGGACGACCCCGTGGGCTTTCAGGTTCAGGATGAGGAGCCACGCCTTCGAGATCGTGACATCCAGCTCGGTGGCGACAGAACGGACGCTCGCCCATTTCGTCGAGCCGATCACAACGGCGGCCCGACGATGCTCGTCGGTGAGGGGAACCTCACCACGAATGATGCTGGCTTGCACTCGAGCGCGGTACGCCCTCTGTGTCTCCCGGGCCGGTTTCATCGCTCACTCGACAAGAGAGTGACATGACCGGCCGAATCGACATCGATCGAGAACGACCACGACTCGCCCTTCACGAGAGCCTTCCAGATCTCCCCTGCGGTCGTCGCGCTGAACGCGAACCGCAAGTCGAGACTGTTGATCGTGTGATCGCGAATGGTACGCATGATCCCGAGGAGATGAACCTGGTCTGGCGTCCACCGGACGTGTGAGCCCTGGCCGGCAGGGGGAACGAGCGGCACAACCGCTCCGACACTCACCCAGTAGCGGACAACCCGTTCGGAAAGGCCCGCTATTTCGCAGGCTTCCTCAGTGGTGTACGTCTTCGTCATCGCCGCCGCCCTTTCCGGGACCGCCGTGGTGGCTTGATTTCCCGTTGTCGATACGGGGTGGGCGCAGGACCGATCCGGGTAATCGAATCGATCTCGATGACCCGGGCCATACCTTTACGATCTCGGGCATACACCCATTTGCCGTTCGGTGACAATGCTGTCGCAGTCAGCCAGCCGCGCTGGGGATAGGCGGGGCGAAAGAAGTAGACGCCGTCTCCGGCTCGGAGTTCCCCCGCCGGGGTGAGGCACAGGAAATCCGAGCCGGTCACGGTCATCAGGTCACTTCGTCTTCGGCTTCGAACCGCGCGGTGTCTCGGCGGCAATGAACCGGTCGAGTCGCTTCAGTTCGGCGCGGCCCTCGTTGATCCGGGTCATCAGTTCGGCGCGGTGGAGGATGTCCTCCTCGATGCTGGCAGCGACCGCCGCGCGCTTCGTCTTCAAGACGTTGACCATCTCGTCGAGCGGGTCGGCCGCCGGGACCGACTCTTTCGGCTCGTACGGGACGTAGTCATCGGGAAGGTCGTCGGCGATCGGGGGCTCCACGATCGGCGGGGTGAGCCTCGGGTTGGATGGTGTGCTGGACATGCTGTCTCCTGTTCAGTCGTCGCCTGGGAGCGCGCCACGCTCCGAGAGGACTTGTGCCTCGGCGAATGCCTTGGCTTGGGCGTGGATCTTGGGGTGGTTGTCGGCGAGCCAGGCGAGCGCGCTCGAATTGATGAGGGGATGCCGCTTGTTGCGTTCGGCTTTGCGGGCAGCCCGGGTCTCGGCGTCGAACCGAGGACGTGGTCCTGACCGACGCCGAGTGGGAGTGTCGGTCATCGGCGGCCTCGGTTCCGTCCTGCCCCCGCAAAGAATGCGACGAGCAGGACGATTCCGAGGAGCCAGCCGACTCCGATGATGAGCAAGGTCATAGCGACCTCAGCGTGTCGCCGGAAGCGTCTGCGGCTTCGTGTACGTGTCGCCGGTCCCCTTCTCGGTGGTCGGCGTCACGGAGGGCGACACAGCGACGGTCGTCGGCGGATCGCAGGTGGTGCGGAGCGGTCGGACACCGGTCGTGCCGTCGAGTACGAATCCGTCGCCATCACCATCGATCGGCTCGCCGTCGAGCGGTTCACAGACCGGCGGAACCGTGACGACGGGTGGAACCGTGACGACGGGTGGATCAGTCGTCACGGTCGGAGGCTCCGTCGTCGTGGTGACGTCGGGTGCACAGTCGGCGACGATCGTCTCGGTGTCGGATAGGACCGTGCCGTCTTCGAATGTCGCGGTGATCGTCAAGACGATCGTCACGTCCTGATCGAGTGATCCGTTCGTCTGGTGAACGCCTTCGGCGTAGGTGCCGAGCGGACCTTCGATCGGGGTGCCGTTGACGACGACGTAGGCGTACAGGTCGGCAGGTCCGCCGCCGATGGTGACGGTCAACGTGTTCGAACAGGTGCCTTCGACGTCGATGTCGAAACTGGCGTCGATCGGAATGGTCGTCTCCACTGGGGGTTCTGTGGACTCGACGGGCGGCTCGGTTGTCTCCACCGGAGGTTCCGTGGTTTCGACGGGCGGGTCCGTCGTCTCAACGGGAGGTTCGGTGGTCTCCACCGGAGGCTCGGTTGTCTCGACGGGCGGGTCAGTCGTTTCGGTCGGAACCGTGCAATCGCCCGTTCCGGTCGTGGACTGGCTCTGGCCGTTGTTCCAGGTGCCGGTCACCGTCAGCGACGTGCCGGAGTAGGCGACCGTCGTGGACTCTCCACCCGGAATGCTGCCTGAGTGACCTTGGTCTGTGACGAACGTCTCGGATTTGTCGGACTCCGAGTTCTCGATGAGCCAGACACCGGGTGATTGGCAACTGACTGTGTTGTGGTGGGCGGCGGCAGGGTTGCCGTGCGCGATGCCGATGGTGAGTGCACTTGCCGCCAGAACTGCGGCGGCAAATATGCGGGTCTTCATTGAGTCTCCTTGTTGTTGTCGTTGAAGAATGGATGCGCCTCGAGGAGGCGGGTGCGGGCGTCGAGCACGAGCTGGCGGATCTCATCAACCGCCAGCTCGCACTCGGTTCCGCCGAACATGAGGCTCATCTCGTCCGAGAACTGCACGGACGCTAGCCTAGCATGTCAGGGACGACACGACAATGGGTTCGGTCCGAAAGCTCACGGCGTGGGCGCGAGTGGAGCGTCAGCGGTGAGTGTTAGTTCGGGACTCGCCATCTCCGCGTTGTCGACGTACTGATGCTCACCGATGGGGATGATGGTGACTTCGATGCCGGAATGCACGACGAGCAATACGATCACCGAGATTCCGCTAGAGGCATAGCACGTGCCGGTCACGGCATCGCCCGCCGTTGCGAAGGTCACGTTGCACGCGGGGGCGAACGAGTCGGGGAAGATGTTCTCGAAGTAAATTCCCACCACCTCGTTGATGTAGTCGACCTCGCTCTGGGGAACCTCGGGTGGTGCGGGAGCGGCGAGCAGGAGGGCCGCGAGGGTGAGTTGGGCGATCATGACTGCTTGTCCCAACGCGAGACGAAGTACACGCCGCACCCCATTGAGCGGGTCGCACCGACGCCCTGCTTGCCGCCGATCGACCAGATCGTCGGCCAGTGCTGGTCGAAATCCCAGTCAGTCCAGACCTCGAAGCGGAGGAGGGCCGGATCGCAGAACTCTTCGTACTGGATGCCGTCGCCGTTGTGGGTGTGGACGAAGCGCTGGTTGATGCCGGTCGGTTCCGTGAACGGCGACCCGTCCTCTCGAAGGATGGGGATGTATCGGTCGGGGATCATGATGTGCTCGGCGACGAAGGCCTTCGAGCCCTTGTTGGTCTCACCCCAACCACGAGCCTTGATGTGGCCCGAGCCGAGCGCGACACCGAACGCCTCCTTGATGGCGGCCTTCGCGTTCCGACCCTCGTAGATGAGTTGTCCTTCGACCCGCTTGAAGCCGTTGAGATGCGCCGAGGAGATGTACTTCTCCATCGCCTTCTCGCCGGCGGCCGGATCTTCGAGGGGGTCGACGCCCATCTCGACCATCGTCTTGCTGATCGCCTCGTTCAGGGCGGCGTTGTCGTTGAGCACTTTGGTACGCAACCACTTCTCGATGACGCGCGGGTCGTTTGGTGTGCCGCCGGTGAGGTTCTCGACGTACAGCTCGACGTGGTAGCGGTGCTTCCACACCTTGGGCTGATGTTTAGCGAAGACGTCCCTGAACGTCGGCTTGGTGAGTGTCGCTGTGGGCATTGTTTCCTTTGGGTTGTCGGTATGGGGCGAGGTTGGCCAGGAGAGAGGAGGGTGGTCGGGGCGGGGAGGAAGGAGACGGGGAGGGACGGGTAGTCGGAGAGGGCAGTGGGTGGGCAGTACTGGGACGGGTTGGGTTGTCGGTATGGGATGAGGTGAACTGGGACGGGGGGTGGAGGGGAGTCGTATAGCAGCCTGGCGCTGCGTTCAGAAGGTGACTTGCTGCTCGCCGAACAGCGTGTCGAGCTGTTCGTCGGTGCAGACGTCTCGCACAACGACAACGTCGTCGGGCATCCGTTTCGCGATGGTCCGCAAAACGGCGGCCTGGAGTAGCGAGCCCTGGCCGAGATGTTCACAATGGGCGGCGGTAGCGAGGACTTCGGGGCGACGCATGGCGCGCAGCCGTCGGAATTTCCCGTTCTCGACGCCGTAATGCATTGAGCCCGCCGGGACGGCCGGAAACGCAACCGGGGTCGGCGTCTTCGCCTTGATCGTCGCGGAGGCCCGGTTGTTGGCGACGTCACGCATGTGACGTTTCCGCACCGTGTGTCGGCGGTCCGCCACGATCCGTCGGATCATGGTGAGGATGCGTGACGTTTCGGCGTCGAACATCCACTCGTCCCATTCGTCGGGATGCTTCCGTTTCATGTCCCGAATGAACTTCCGGGCGAGATCGAAGCGGTCGAACTCGTCGCCCGTCGCATCAATCCGGGCTCGCAGTTCGCCGGGGATGAACTCGTTCGTGGTCATGTGGTTCTCCTGTTCATATTCGTAGGGACCGTGCCCGTCCAGGACAGGCGCGGGTCGTTTTCCGGGTCTTGGGAGACGATCCAAGGCAGACCGGTTCCGTAGTCGTCTTCGCACATCAACTGACAACGATTGAGCTGCTCGAGGCACATCTCTGTGTCTCCGTCAGCACATCCATGCTCGACGCGATACAACTCGATGAAGTTCGCGCCGGCCTGTAAGAAGCAGACCATGTCGTCGCCCTCAAACCGGATGACGTACTCGATGTGAGCGTTCTGGGCGAGCGAGGGGTGATCTGAGCGACTCATGGCTTCTCCGATTCGAAGACATGCCACACGTACGACCCGCAGACCGCGGACCCGCAATAACGGTCGTTGCCTGGTGGTATTGAATGGCCTGTGCCAACGAGGTAGTACCGCCGTCGAGTGGGGATCCCATCCGAGTGGCATTTGATCCAGATCGAAGGCAGATCTTCATCGTCGATGGATGACGAGCGCGGATCACAGCCCACGAACATCGGGGTCGGGCGGGACAGGTCGACGGTGATTCCGTCGACGGGGATTCGGAATTTCCAGATTTGGGTGCTCATTCGGCTTCCTTGTCTTCGTCGGGCGGGTCAGGCATCATCTCGAAGGCGAAATGCGCTTGGTACCTGCGTTTCGCGAGCCTCTCGGCTTCGGTCATGGCGCCGGGGTCGAGATCGTGGGGTGCGGGCATGTCTCCTCCAGGGAGATGATTTCGTGTTCGCTGGTGCAACAGTGACCCCACCATGAGAACTCGTCGGCTTGGCGGCGAGTCGGAAACGGATCGCGGTGACGTTGCGCACCATCAGAACAGCGGACGATGAAACTCATGACTCCTCTTGGTATTTCTCGTACGTCGCCCGGTCCTCATGCCGAGGGCACATCGGTTCCTCACGACGAGCGTGGCTGGTACAGCCGGCAGTCGCGCATTCCCGGTAGAAGTGCGGGCCGCGATGTTCCGGGCGGATGCAACGAGGATCGGACTCGCACACCCACGACCGCCCTGGCCGCGGGGAGGTGCCACTCACAACTGGTCCTGGTGGTCGTCTCGTCGTGGGCACGAGCGAAACGTGTGGCCTTCGCGCTCGCAGTAGTCGCAGTACCCTTCGATCGCCGAGATCCGATCATTCCAATGGGAGCCGAACCCGTCGTGGTCGCCGTCGCGGTCGTCGAGTATGTCGCCGATCGCGTCCTGCTCGTCTTGCCAGTCGAGGTTGTCGTCCGGGTCGGGCCACAGTTCGCGGGCCATCACACCTCCACCTTCCAGCCGCATTTACTGCATCCGAGCGCGAGCACACATGGCGTGCCGGTCAAGATGTCGACCTCGGCGTACGTCTCAGGCCAGCCGCACTCCGGACAGTCCTCGTCGCGGCAGACCCGGATACCGCGGTCCGTCTCGTACGACTTCTTCGCGGTCTTCTTCTTCGGTGATTTCTTGGTGGTCATGACTTCTCCTCGTAGTGCAACAAGCGGTTGATAGGCACCGCGAAGCAACGACGCGATGACCATCCAAGTGCATCCCAGTCGCTCCTGACGAACACCATCCCGTCATGCCAATACATCGAAGCGTCCTCGGGGATGACCCATACTTCGATTTCCCCGACTGCATCGAGGTAGGTGAGTGTGCGCTTCATTCCACCTCCTCTACGTCGACCAAGGTGAATCCCTCAGCCATGTCGAAACTGCTGTCGTCGTAGTCACCTTCGCGCACCATCTCGACAGCGGCCTCAGATGAGGCGGCCTCGACGATCGCCGAGCGGTACTCGGTCTGCGAGAAGGACACGCGGAACCAGCTCACGACAGTTCCTTCTCCATGGTGACGGCGGCGATCCAGTGGAGCCCGTTCGAATACTTCGAGACGAGCGTGATGTTGCCGACCGCGACGTAGTCCGGCCAGTCGGCGAACTGGGCTTGCAGCCTCTCCACCGATTCCTGCGGCTTCGGGGCGCGGGCGGTGATGCGTGCCTTGATCTTCATTCGTAGCTCCGTTCGATGTCGTTGGCGGATTCCCGCCAGTAGTTGGCGATCTGAATCGAGGCGAGCGACTGCGTGGCGTACGCCAACGTGCCCTCCTCGGTCTGCGAGGTCTCGGCGTAGCTCAGCCAGACACCAGCGCTCGTAGCGCACGCATCAGCGACGGCGCGCATCTCTGAGACTTTCATCTCGAACCCCCGTGCCGGGCAGCCGCCGACTGCCCGACAGGAGTTGGGGAGTCGGTAGGGCCCGGTTTGATACGTGTCATTTCAGTACCTCGCTAATTGTTCGCCTCGAAGCAGGCGTCGGAGTTCGAAGGGTCGGAGCTTGCGGCAACGCTTCCAGCCGTCAGCCTGCCTGCGGAGTCCGCACGGCGCGCAGTAGGCGAAGCCGGATTCGTCGATGTGCGTGATCCCGTTGTGCGCCTGACTGCACCAGCCGTCACACTTGACCGTGACTTGCTTCACGAGTCCTCCGTGGTTTCGGGGCAGGGACCGAGATGCTCGGGTCTGAGACACCGACCGGTCTGGTTGATCTGGAATCCGCATTCGCCGCAGAGGTACTGCGAGCGACAGCGGGAGCATTCGAAGTCGAGCGGGCCGCTCGCCGTCCACTCCCGGCATTCGAGACACCAGAATCGTCGCGGCCGAGTGACTATCGATGCCATCATGGAAAGTCGATCCCCCAATGGTTGGCGAGAGTTTCGGCGGCGTCGTCTCCGAGCACCGCGTAGGCACGCTGCGTACCCCAGTCCTGATGCCACACCCGGGCATCGCCGTAGGCGCGGAACTCGATGCCGCGGGCCGGGCCACCGGTGCCGAGGAGGACGCCGACGTGGTCGAGCGTCATGTCGGACAGATCACCGGACTGGTAGTCGGCGTAGGTGCCGGAGAGCTGGACGTCGATCGACAGGGGGTCGCCGACGTGTTCGTCGAGAATCCGATCGGCCAGCTCATCCCATTCGCAGCCCCGCTCGCAGACGTTGGCGTTGCGTTCGTGGACGTATCCGACGATGCGGCACGCCCGTTCGATATCCAAGGCCATCTGCCAGGCGAGACGGAGTTCTCGTTGTTCGGCGGTCAGTTCTGGTGTCGCGGTGTTGGTCATTCGGATTCCTCCTGGAGTTGAAGCTCATGAGCAGCGACTCGCACTTTGAGCGCCCAGTCGAGCAACTCCTCGGGTGTCCCGTCGAGGTAGAGCATCACGTCCGTCCCGGCGATGGTGGTCGCCCGGATCGAAACCATCCCGTCCGGATGCTTGCAGTGGAACGCCGGGCTCGAGTCCTTGACTTTGAGCGAGACACTTCCGTAGGTGATGTTCATGATTCCTCCGTGAGGGTGTAGCGGGCCCAACCGAAATCTCCGCGCCCGGTGAGCACGAGGTCGGCGAGACATTCGGCGGCGTAACGGTTGTCGAGTGTCGCCGTGAAGTTGTACGGCGACGTCAAGAGCGCGGCGAGGAATGCCTCACGCGGTGTGGGGCCGAAGGATTCGGCGACGTTGTAGTACGTGCCGTGGTGGGTCGTTTCGGTGACGCGAAAGGTCATTCGTCGTCTCCTTGGTGGATCGTGTCGCCGCAGCGCGCGCAGTAGACCGAATAGTCCGGGAAGTCGCCGTAGTGAGTCCCGGCGTCGGCCGTCCCGGCGTTACCGTGCTCTCGGGCCGTCTTGAAGTCCGAGTATTGAGCGTTGGCGAACACGGCGCGGAGCGCGATGCCCTGCATGGCCGAGAGGGTCAACCACGGCAACGACCGCTCGGCGCAGTCACGCGAGCAGTAGTAGTCGACGTCTGTCGTCTCGGTGCCGGTCCACACGTTGCCTTCGTCGTCGAGGTAGGTGCGGATTCGGTCGGCGTTGAATTCGTCGCCGAGCATCTCGGCTCGACCATAAACCACTTCAATGGTCATCGGTGGTCCTTCCTGTTGTAGCGCCACCACATGCCGAGCCGCCACACCCCGTAGAGCAGGGCGATGGCGCCGACGTAGGCGAGCGCGAATTCGAGCGGGGTCAAGTCGACGGCGATCACGATCCCTCGATCGCCGCCACCAGGCGCCGCTCGCACCGTTCGATGGCGTCTGAGCGCGGTCGGAGACCTTCCATCGGGAAGCTTCCGCCCTTTGCGAACCAGACGAGTAAGTCCAATGCGGCAAAGTCGCGGTCCTCGCCGAATTCGGCCTCGTCGTTGAGGACGGCCCACACTGCGTCGGGGTCCACGGTCAGAACCCGTAGGCGCAGATCGTGAGCGTCAGATGCATGTGGGCGACGACGTCGTCGGACGGGTTGAATGCGACCGCGAACGACTCGGTGCCGTGCTCGACGACTTCCGCGGGGTCTTCACCCATGACGATCTGGTGGTTGACCAGCTCGCACAGGTTGGGCGCGCTGGAGTCGATGACGAGGATCATGGCGGCGGTGTCGTCGCCCGAATCCGTCGCCGGTGTCGCCAGCAGGGCGCCTGCGAATACCAGTTGGGTGATCACTGGGATCTCCTTTGTTGTTGAGAACTTGACGGGGGGAGCGATGGGAGCCCAGAACCGGGGGCAGGATTTGACAAACCGCAATGCGGCCCTGCCCCCAGTAGTGCTAGGGCATCTTCATCGCTCATCCTTTCCGTTGAGGCCGCCGGGCAGGGATCGAACCTGCGTTGACACACTCCAGTGCAGCGGGCGAGACGCGGCCACGTCATTGTGGCCGCGTCCGGGGGGATCAAACGCAGCCGTGGAGGAACGATGTGACTGCCTCGCGGGCTTCGTCGGTGAGGCGTCCGCCGTAGCCGGTTTCGAACGTCACGATGAAATATCCGTCGGTGATGTCCATGGCGAGCGCGGTGTCGCCGTCGAGCGCGACAGCGAGCAGAGGGATGACGACGCCGTACGACGTGCATGATTCGTCCATGACGCCGGATTCGATGCCGAGCGTCATCAACGATTCGGTGATCGGCTCGATCGGGGTGTCGGTCGGCGCGGCCAACGCGAGGAGTGCGAGGGGGATGATCATTGGGGTCTCCTTTGGGGGATACACACGCCGGCGAGTTTGCCGGCGAGAATGTGGACGATGTAGGCGAGCTTGCACACGACGAGCAACGTGATGCCGATGAGCAACCGGAGCGCCTGGAAGACGGCGCGGATCACAGTGTCGAAACTGTCGGATGGAAGGGCGTGAACCGGATGTCGTCGTGGTTCGAGAATCGGCGGTCGCATTCGGCGCAGACGACCCGCACCCGGTGGATGTCGGAGAACCGGCGATCCATGAACGGGTCGGGCTCGAGAATGATCGCGGTGCCGTCCGATGGGCACAGTTCGCAGAGCGGACGCTTCACGGCGTCTCCCTTCTGTAGATCTTCGGAATAGCCATGGGGGGAGGGGGGCTTGTTGGGCGCCCCGGGAGGGGTAGGGACGTGTCCCCCAGAAAAAGCCCCTTTATTCGTGGGGGGGATCCCCCTTCGACGAATTCGGCCGGCGTACAGGTGTTCGACGTACCTGTGTTCGATCGCGGAATCACCCAGGGTGCTAGCCAGCAGCTAGCGGACGAGTGTTCGACGAACAGGTGTCCGAGCGCTCGAGTGAGCGCGGTGCTCGCGGCTGCAAGCGAACAGGTGTGCGCTCGCGCCGGCAAGCGTCGTGCTCGCGGGCCGATTGGAGCGGCCAGCGTGCAACGTGCTCGCACCTGCAAGCGGTGACTGAGTGCGACCGGTGAGGCGACTGCCCGGGTAGGGGAGCGACCGGCCTAGGTTGCCCTGTCCGGTTGCTCTAACCCTCACCATGTCTGTACCCCGTGGAGCATGAGCTCCCAAGTTGCCCACCTACCTGGGGCAATGAGTCTGAACCAGGGGTTGCAACCCTGGTTCCCATCTGATTCAATGGTGGTGCGGACATCTGCGTCCGCCGAACCAAAGGAAACGACCATGAGCTACCGCTTGACCAACGAGGAGAGCACGGCCGACCCCCGTCCGATCGACGGGCACAGCCCCGACGTCATCGGGCATTACTCCAGGACCGAAACCGAGAGCGGAGTCACGTACGCCCCGTCCGGTGGACGACCGTCCAACTGGAGCACTGGCCCGCTGGAACGCAACCCGTTGCCTCGCACCGAGACCAGGGTCACCCGGTCACGCAAGGGACGCTCGTCGTTCGTCCCTGTCGGACCACGCCCGACGCATCTGATCACGACAGGCGACGTGCATCACGTCGATCCCGTGGTCGACATGGTGGCGAGTCTCATCCCGTGCACTGAGACTGAGACGCACGCGAGGCATTGCCAGTGCAACATCACGGAGCGCAACCTGATCGCCGCCGCCGACGCACTTCTGAGTCGTGACGACGAGGATTGGCCGCGGTTGATCGGCAACACGGTGACACGGCCGCAGGTGATCGCAGGTGACCGGTCGAGCATGGGTCAGGTCGTGAACGGGGAACGTTCAGCGATGGGCGCCATCGTCGTCTCGAACGGGGATCTGGGCGCATGGTTCGGTTTGGATCTGGCCAACGGATCCGCCGTCACCGACCAGTCCACGCGGCTCGCCTGGCCGACAAGGTTGCGGATCTCCGCGGCGAACCGTCTGCACACCAAGACCCAGCTCGCGAAGGCCAGCGTCGCAGTGCTCGCTGACGGAGTGGACGAGAACGGCCGCAAGCGGAGGGTGATCGGCCGGCGCATGGCGGACAGAACCATGCTCGCCAGCTTCAGTGACGACGGATGGTTCATCGGCCACGAACACACCGCTCAACCCACAGGAGCACGTTGGGCCCGCGCCAAGCGTCTCGCACGTCACGAAGCACGCATCGAACAACACAACGCCCACCGCGCCACCGTGAGGGCCACCACCATGGCAGAGAGCACCCCCACCAAGCTCGGCCTCGTCGAGGCGCCCACGGGCCGAAGCGCTGCCAAGCGCCCGGGGAGAGACACCCTGACGACACTACGGGCCATGACCGTAGGCCAAACACTCGCAGGACTCACACGCCGCTCCGCCTCACACTGGACAGACACCAACGGCACCACCTACGCATCCCACGCAACAGCCGCAATCGCACTCCACAACGCGCTCACAAACGCCTGACACAGAACAACGGCGCCGCCACCAACAACGCGTGAGCCGCGCCGCCCAAGTCGGTTTCGTGTTCGTAGCGTTCCCGTTTCGTCGAACGTTTCGCACCGGTCTCCAAACCGGGAAGACCAGGAAAGGGGCGCGTCCCCGGGTCTTCACACGTCCCTAAACGGTCCGTTGGCGTCTCGTAGGTCGGTATGTAGGGGCTGGTAGATGGCTAATTCTGCGCGTGTGAGGGCGGTTTCACGGATTTGGTGGGTGTTCGGGGCGGTTTCTGTTCAGGGCGAGGCGGTTTGTGGGCGTTTCGGTTCCGTATCAGGGGGTTTTCGGTTCGAGTGAGCGTAGGTAGGTGCGGTGGGCGATTCGGACGGCTGTTTCGTTGGGGCCGAGTGCTTCGGGGGGTGGTTGGCGTTGGAGGAGGCGTTCGATGATGCGGGATTGGCTGGTGTTGTGGTGGTTGGCCCAGGCGGCGAGGAGTTCGATGGCTTCTGGTCGGAGACGGAAGGAGGCAAGACGGCGGGTCATGTATTAACAGTGTACATACATGCCTCTGGGCCTCCTACTCGAGGTCGATCTGCCAGTCATCGACCGTCCTTCGAGCGCATCTGATCGACCGGCGCGGACTCCTGCCAACATCCGAAATCGACAGTCATCAACGGCGGGATGAGACGCTGCGACACCGCGCCGGTCGATCCTCAAAGGCAACTGGCCCAGCTGATCAGTCGAGGTCGATGGGGGCGTCGTCTTCGATCCAGGTAGCGGCCTCCTCGAGCTGTTCTTCTGGACTCGGTCCGAAGGCCGTGTCGAGGACACGCTCCAACATGTTGCTCCGGGAGCGGTTTTCGGCTTCGGCGGCGCGGTCGAGTCTTTCGAGGAGGTCGGGCGAAATGGTGCAGGTGACCGGGATTTTCACACGTGGATTCGTCATAACCGACACACTACCGGAATCACAGCAAAAATAAGCAAACCACTTGTTTACGGGACCGGGAACGGGTACACTGGGGGAATGCCCTTCGGACACCCCGAGAACCACCGGTTCCAACCGGCCACCGACACCTGCGCACTCTGCGGCCTCCTCTCCTCAGCCCCCCGGCACGACATCGAAACGGAAGAACCAATGACCCAGCCCGAGGACGACTTCAGCATCCCGGACCTGATCGTCGCCGAAGCCGCCGGCCTCCAATACACACCGCCCGCAGACCGGGGTGAAGTCAAACCGTGCATGCCACCTCCCTGCGAACCCGACCGCACGATCGCCGAAATCATCGGGTGGCCCCGCAACCCCGACTTCCAGAGCTACAACAGCGAAGACGAATGGATCACCACCGATCTCGAAGACGACGGAGAGTACCGCACTGCTGAACGTGTCGAAGCCGACGACCTGCTGGCCTGGCTGACCCGAGACGGATTCGCCATGATCGAGATCTACCCCGACCCGGGCGTCGACTACATCCAACCCGAAGCATTCGACGTCCACATCACCTACAGCGACAAACGCTTCCACTCGGCCTGCCGTCCCACCGTCTTCGAAGCACTCGAGGACATCGTTCGAGCAGCCGACAAGGAGACCTCATGACCGTCGGGCGAGTCATGATCTTCGCCACCGACACCCCGCGGCCCATCTACCACCAGATCGCCGACGTCGAAATGCTTCCCTCGTTCCGATACGTCGCCGTCACCGTCTGCGGACGCACCGAACCAGAGATCCACTGGTGGTCCGCCCACCTCCGGCGCGAACACGCCGACCTGTTCGCCCGACCCTGCCACACCTGCTTCAAGGAGAACTCATGACCGTCGACGACGCACTCCGTCAGATCGCCGAAGCGGCCGCCCTCAAAGCCATCACCCCAGTCGTCACCAAAGCTGTCGACGACGCCACCCAGAAGACCTTCGAGAAGAGCGCAGACTTCCAGGCGATCTTCGCGAGCCCCGACTACCTCGAATCCGAACGGCAAGTCCGACTGTGGGAACTCCGCGGCAACTACATCGACGCCATGGCCCGGTTCTGTGCACCCCCCGGCGTAACAGTCCCAGACGGCACCTGGGACGCGATGGACGCAGCCTGCACCGCCCTCCTCGAAGCGCTCGAGGAGGGATCATGATCACCGGCGGCGACATGCGCGCCATCATCGACATCGGCTCGGGGCTCGTCAAGGCACTCAACCGGCTCGCCAAAGCCGTCGAAGACCACAAGCCGGTCCAGCAACCCGAGTTCGAACCCGCACCTCGAGCCCGCATGTCTCCCGGCTCCGACACCGCCCGAAAGGAATCCACGTGACCCCCGACCAGCTCAAGGCCATGCCAATCCCCGACGGGCCGTTCATCCTCGCCGTCAAGTCTGAAGACCCGTCCCGGATGGCCGACCAGAAGGAAATGGTTGATGCCATCTCCGGCTGGTTGCGTTCGGAGGGGCTCACGTGCCCGATCTTCATCTTCGTGCGAGATCTCGACGAAATCCGTGTCGTCGACACCGAAATCATGGCCGAGTACGGCTGGCAGCGCATCCCATGATCCTCCACATCCTCAAACTCACCCATTTCTCACGCCTGGAACGCCCGCTGCACATGCGGCTGGGCCAGCGACTTCCACGACACCCGCCGTGCCGCCCGCGGCGCCTTCGCCAACCACGTAACCCAAGCAACCAAGGTGATCCCATGACCATCGACCCGATCGACCTCTACAACCTCCGCAAGCTTGTCGACACAGGCCAGCTCGCCAAGCTGCGCCGCTACGCCAAGAACGTCCTCGCGATGCGACAAGAACGAGAGCATGTCGACCATCGCGAGGGCTCCATCGCCTCCAGCCTGCCGATGTTCGGAGCAGTCCGCGGCGGCATCAGCTATTTCACCGGCACCGAGCCCGCCCCGACTCCTGGGCGCGACCAGGCGATCCTCGCCTTCCAGCGCAAAGTCAACGACGTCATCCGCTCCAACGGCCTCAGCGAGATCACCGATGACCAGCTCGAAGAACTCGGCCTCGTACCCGATCAGATCCCACCCCGTGACCCTTCGGCCGGTCTACCGACCGGCATCATCACCTCGGGTGGATGGACGGCACCGGTATGACGATGCCCGCGATCAGTTTGCATCAACCCTGGGCAAGCCTCCTGACCACCCGCCAACTGTGCGACTGCAAGTACCCCGAGAACGACCCGCACGCCGAACGGTGCAACACACGCTCGATGGTCAAGCGGTTCGAGACACGCTCGTGGCCGTGCCCACCCGCACTCATCGGCCAACGGATTGTGTTCCACGCCACGAAACAGATACCGGCGAACGAACTAGAAGTCGGCGAGTACGCATGTTGGAACACGACCGATGGTCGCTCGATGCTCGCCGAGACGATCGGACAGGACGGCTACACCGGCGAGCCGATCGCTGATCTTTTCGGCGAATGGCTGCCGCTCGGTGCGATCGTCGGGTCGGGAAGGGTGGTCGCCTGCTACCCGATCGTCGGCTGGGGCGAATGGCCAGTTGACGGATACTCGATCTGGCAGGTGAATCCCGACCTGTTGGTGATTGCGTTCGGGCCGTATGTGATGGCCGACATCACCAGCCAAGCTCCCTACGGCGACTTCTCGCCCGGACGCTACGCCTGGCTGATCGAGGACGCCGCACCCACCACCGAACGCTGCCCCTGGTGCTGGGGGCGCGGCTGGATCAGCGCACCTCGGAACCTCGGTGCGGATCCGTACTGCACTGCATGCAAAGGATTCGGCCGCTGCGACCCGATACCGGCACGAGGCCACCAACGAATCTGGTCGTGGAACGGCGAGAGGAACGCGGCATGAACGTCGGGGATCGGATCAAGTTCGTCAGCGAGCACAACTCGTATGAGATCCAGGCTGTCTCCACTGACGGCCGGTGGGTGGTAGCGACGAAGCCGTTCAATCTGCGTAACACCGTCATCTACACGCTGATCGACACCGTCAACCAACTGCGTGGTGTCGACGATTCCCTTGGTAACAGTCTCGGCTACGAAACCCGCGCCGACTGCGAGGAGTCGTTGAAGCTGATCCAGTCTGGGATGTTCGGATATTCGTACCGCCGCCGACCGATGGAACTCGACGTCGAATGGGTCAGGACGCCATGAACGACCTATATCAGCAGCTCCAGGACTTCACGATGACGTCGCGCAAGAGCCTCGCCGCGACATGCCGTGCCGTCGAGCACGTGATGGACAACGGCATCCCCGGTGCGTTCGTCGAATGCGGCGTTTGGAAGGGTGGCTGCGCGATGGCGATGGCAATCACCGCGCTACATCAGAATGTCGATGACCGCGAGATCTGGATGTACGACACGTTCGCCGGCATGACCGAACCCACCGACCTCGATCGAACGCCTGCCGGCCACCTAGGTGCCGACATCCTCGCCGCGGCGAAACCCACCGACCACGTGTGGGCTATCGCCGACGTGATCGAAGTCCGCGTCCATATGTCGTGGACGAACTACCCGCCGGAGCGAATCAAGATGGTCGAAGGCAACGTGGTGGACACCATCCCACTCTTCGCCCCAGACCTGATCTCGGTGCTCCGGCTGGACACCGACTGGTACGAATCCACCCTCCACGAACTCACCCACCTCTACCCACTGCTCTCCCCCGGCGGCATCCTCATCGTCGACGACTACGGCCATTGGGAAGGCGCCCGCAACGCCGTCGACAGCTACAACGCCAGCCTCGAGCAACCGTTCCAGCTCGAGCAGATCGACTACACCTGCTACCGGGCCACGAAACCGAAGGAGACCCCGAATGTCGCGCCCAAAAGTTAAAGGAGCCTCGATCGCTATCAGACTCCCCGTCCATCTCCACGACATGCTGATCATCGTCGCCCGCCAGGAGAACATGACGCCCCGTGACTATGTCGACAACGTCATGCAACACCACCTCGAAAACCTGTCCCACAACGACCCGAAAGCAGCCGCAGCCGTCCATGGCGTCGAAACCTCGAGCGCCGGCGCGGCCCTCCTCGCGGAATACGGATCCAGTAGATGAGCACCCGGGTCGACGATCTTCGAGAACTCGCTAATCTCGCCGAGCACAGTCTCGGTCTATTCGGTATCGCCGATGCCCTTCGGGATGCCGCCGACACCATCGAGCGTCTCGACAACACCTTGACGATGGAGCGCGAGGAGTCATCCGAAGTCAACGGTGAGCTGAAGGCGTGGATGAGCGAAGCATGCGAACTCCTCCACGAGATCAGAGCGACGTTCGCCAACTATCTCGCTTTCCCTGATGATGCCGTTGTCGCCCTGCTTCGCAAAGCTGAAAATCCGTGAGGATCTGCGTGACATGCCCATGCGGGGCCGTCTTTGATACCACGGAGGCCCTACTAGCTCGAGGGCGGGGGAAGTATTGTTCGAGTCTCTGTCGGTCCCGGCACGCGGTGCGTCCTAGTGGCCTCACGTACAAGATCACACCTCGCGTGAATGGATGGCGCGAGAAGCGACGTTTGCCGACCTACAGGTCGTGGCGCGCGATGCGAGAACGTGTCAGGAGCCGACGGGGATACGTAGATCGGGGCATCACAGTCTGCGACCGGTGGTTAGTCTTCGAGAACTTCCTTGCGGACATGGGCGAGAGACCGCCCGACCCTTCTGGTTGGGCGGGCAAGGTGAGCTACTGGTCCCTCGATCGCATCAACAGTGATGGAAACTACGAGCCGAGTAACTGCCGATGGGCAACCATTCCCGAACAGAACGCCAACAGACGGAGGCCGCGGGCGGACTCCTACCCTCGAGGTGAACTGAAGACCCATTGCATCCGAGGTCATCCGCGTGAACTATGGAGAAGTGAACGCCAATGCCGTCTCTGCACCAATGAGGCGCAGAGACTTAGGCGTCAGCAATCGAGGGAGTCTTGATGCGTCTAGCGGTATGTGGTGGCCGGGCGTTCCCTGACCGTCAGTTCGTCTACGACACGTTGGATCGGCTGCATCACGATCACGTGGACGGGCTCCTCTGTGATCCGGGGATCACCGAGCTTGCCGCCGGCGACGCCGGTAAGCTCGCGCCACTGTCCGGTCGTCTACTCGGCGTCGACCTTCAGGCCCTGACATGGGCCGACTCCAACGACATTCCGCGCCAGCGTTTCATCGCCGACTGGACGTCGTACGGCCGCGGTGCGGGCCCGGTGCGGAACCGCAAGATGCTCGATGACTTCCAACCCGATCTTCTCGTCGTCTTCCCCGGCGGCGCAGGGACGGCCGACTGCAAGCGAGCTGCGCTCGAGCGCAGCATCGAAATCCTCGAGGTCAGCCCCGAACAGACCGCCGAATGGCATCCTGTCGACGAATGAATCCGTACTGGTCATATTTACTCACGGCGGTCGGCGTTCTCGGCCTCTATCTGGCTGGCCGGCGCTACTGGTGGGCGTGGCTTGTCGGGCTGGTGGCACAGGTGCTCTGGGTCGCTTACGCGGTCGCGACCGAACAATGGGGCTTCATCGTCTCAGCGTTCGCCTATGGCTGGGTCTATGCCCGGAATGCTTGGCGGTGGAAGTCCGACACCGAATGAGGTGTCGCCCCGGTCGCACGACCAAGCGCATGCGACCGGGGAGCATCCGACCAACAGGTGGAAAAGTCAAATTCCTGCGGTCCCTTCATCGCGTCCCGACTCACAACGGGCTGATAGCGGCTAACCGGCTGCTTAGGTCTCATCAATCCAATCGTCATCTTCGCCGACCAGGCGACCGATGAACACCATAGCGATGTACGCCGCCGCGCCGGCACCAAGGAACACGCTGGCGCCGATCACCCAGTTCATAGCACCGGCCAGACCTGGAACGGGACGTCAGCCTTCACGTACAACGGATGTCTCGGGCTGCCATTGGCTGTGACGCCGAGGCGATATATCGGCTTCCCCTGATTGTCGGCGTGCAACCGAATGATCCCGATCATCGCCTTCGCGTAGGACATCAACGACTTCGGGATGGTGGTCCCCCAAGCGGCGACGACCGCCGAGCAGCGGTCGATGTGGTACTCGATCGTCTCGATGTTCTGGATCTGCACGTGACGGGCTGGCGTGATGAGATGTTTTGGGTCCGTCGACCGCTGAGCGAATAAGTTGACGACTGCGAGTGCCCCGAATCCCTCCCGCCATGAGAATCCCATGACCCGACGAATGGTTGGATCGTCGATGATGGCATCAGCGGTCGACGGGTTCAACATCACCCAGAGCACCTGCCCGGCCCGTCGCGCCTGTATGGACTGAACCGGGTTGTCGCGGTACAGCGTGAAACGTTCACTCGCCTGGGTCATGCGTCTACCCCTTCGGTTCGTGCGAGTAACGACGCCTCGTAGATATCGGCGACGTGCTCGGCATGGGACTCACCGAGCACGTGCCAACCGCAGCAGCAGGGGCCAATGTCACGGTGCTGGTGGCATACGAGGACCTCGACGAGGAGCTGTCGGTCGTAGGCGTGCCGCTTCTCGTATACCCTCTGGCGACAGGAGTGAGAACAGTAGATCGGTGACCGGCCTCGGGTCGACGGACGATCGAACGGGTTGCCACACTGGGCGCATCGACCCGCTGTTTCCGACTTGGTCACGATGTCTCCGATGGGCAGTTGAGGCACGGGGTCTGATCCATCCCGGTCTGGCGACAGTTGATGCAGCCGGGACCAGGGCTATTCCCGTCCGAGCAGACGAGACAGAAATGTCGATGATCTGATCCGAGCGTGAATGTCGAGTATGACGGATCGTCGGACAAGAGGAGCTGGTTGGGGTCGACGACGGTCGCGACGGAGACCTCTTCGATCTTCGTGTCGGTCACCTCAAACCGGTGATGCCCGGTCTTGCGGTAGTGCTCGGTCATCCAGATCTCCATGTTCGCTCGGACTGCTTTCACCTTGCGTGGTTCGAACACCCTCTCATCGAAGCCGGGGCAGTCGAGCGGTGTCTCGGCGTGCAGGCACATGGCTCGTAGTTCCCAATGGCCGGTCATCGCTGCATCCTTCGGGCTGCCTTGTTCATCCGCTCGAACAAGGCCGCACGTTGACGCTCCCAGCGTTCCGGATCCTGACAGAGCGTGTACCAGCCCTCCTCATCTCCGACGAGATGACCTTGGTTGCCGTTCGCGCCGTCACCGCAGTACGCGCAGTGCAGCGAATGCCCGCATGTCTCACAGTGGTAGCTGTTGCCCTTCCATTCGTGTGCGGTCGGCGAAATGATCGGTTGAGGACTCATGCCCGTGCCTTGCGACGTTGGAGGCAGTGGAGTGCCTGTCGGGCCTCTTCCCACGACCGTCCCTGGCATGCATACCAGAACATCGGGTCGAGCCCGTCGCGGGTGCTGAACCGGGCCCGGGTGATCGGCCCGCCAGCATCCTGGTAGCTGCGTCCATTCACGATGTTCGACACCTGGGCCTGGCTCAACCCGAATTCTTCGGCGAGTCCGCGGTGCGGTTCGCCGCGAGCGGCCCGCTCACGGATCATGACTGCCTGTGCGGCCGACAGTTTCCGTTTCTGCTCGTTCACGACGTTCCCTTCCGAAAAACGAGAAGGCACGACGCGTTTTGGCGTGCATGTTGCTGAACCGACACCTCACGGCCGGAGCCTTCACATGATTCACAGTCGATCGACGGCGGCTCATCATCCGGGCAGCAGTAGTTCGGGTTCTCGACGAATCCGTCACCTTTGCAGTGCGGGCACTTATGGGTGCGCTCCGGCTGCTTGCGATAGCCAAGCAGCCAGAACCGGTCGATCAACCGCGCCCCGAGTTGCTCGACGGCGTCGGCGAAGACTCGGTCCTGCCATACGACGGCGCCGGAGACGACGGCGCTCATGCATTTCACGAGGATTACGCCGTTCGGCCGTGTCACCCGATGGCATTCGGCGAGTCCGGCGCCGATGGACCCGAACTGCTCAGTGATCGAACGGTATTTGCGGTCCATACCATACGCCGCGTTCGAGGTGGCGGGGCCGGCATTCGACGAGGTTCCCTGCATCTTAAACGGTGGGTCGAACACTGCTACGTCGAATGAGGCGTCAGCCCAGTGTAGATTCGCGAAGTCATCGTGATAGTCGCCTTTGGCTGAGTCGAGATCGTTCGCGAAGAGATGCTTCGGGCGATACTTCGACCAGAAGGCCCCCAAGCCGTAGGTTGAATCCAGTACTAGATCGTGTTCGCCGATGTAGCCAAGCGTCAGGCAGTCGGCGATGATGTCGGCGTTGTTGCCGTGGGTGCGGAACGCCATCACTTCGTCGGGCTCCGGTTCGTCGGAGCGGAACAGGCCGGCCGCCTCCAGCTTGTCGATGAGCGCGGCTGGCCCGCAGCCTTCGGGGCCAAGGTGGTAGTCGTGCGAGCGGCAAAGTTCCATTGCCTGTTCGAAGACGTTCATGAGTTTCCAATCGGGTTGGTGGTCATTGCAGAAATTCGTTCAGGAACCAGTCCTGCTCGTCGGGGACCCAGAGCACGCCGGTTTGGACGGTCTTGACGGCAGCGATCGCGGCCAGCCATTCCTCCTGGGCGGGATCGACTTTCCGCGGCTTGCGCTTCAATTCGGTGACGACCATTCGGTCGCCGCGGACGAAGACGAGATCGGGCCAGCCGGCGTGACCTTTGATGGGGGTCTCCCAGGTCTGCTTGCCGTCGGCGTCCGGCTTGCGGCGCGCCGCCCGTTCGCCGTGGACGCGCCAGCCGAGAGCGACGGCGCCTTGGATGACCGCCGCTTCACAGGCGAGTTCGGTCGGCCGGTCAGCCATTCGCGGCCTCGAAGGAGGTCATGAAACGGATCAGGAAATCGTTGCGTGTCTCTTCGTGGGGGATCGCCATCTTCAACATCTCGGCGATCGCGGCGACCGAGATGTTGAGCGCGGCGAACAGTTCGAGGATGTCGGTCGCGGTGCCCATCAACTGAGTGGCGGCTTCCCGACGCCCATGGAGTTGTTCGGTCAGCATCGCCTGCCACAGTCGTCGTCCGGCCGTCATCTGAGCCTGGTTGTTCATGTCCATTCTTCGTCCTGGCCGCCGCACCACGAGCATGTGAGTTTCCCGTGGATCATGGATCGCAATGAGTGACCGCAGTTCGCCGCTGGCGTGGTGCCGGGATTGTGCCGGTCGCACCACCACTTCCAGCACGCGAACACCGTCGACGGCCGCGTGCAGTCCGCCTCGCAAGTCGGCAGGCCGGTCGGGTTCGCAACTTGTCGGGCGGGGCCGCGGGCTGCCTTAGCTCGCTTCGCCATGGTTCTTCCGTTGCGCGTTGGCGGCCAGACATATTGCGCACTGCTCCCCGCGCTCGAGGTGGCGGCGGTAGGCGGGGCCCGTTCCGCAGCGGGGAGCGGAGTTGGCTCGGCGTTCCCGGACGTAGGTGCGACGGGCGACGAGAAGTTCGCGTTCGTTGAGTCCGGCGACAACTCCGCCTTTGATCGGGGAGGGGAGGTGGAGGGCCCAGTCGAGGCAGTCGGACTGGACGGGGCAGGCAGCACAGATCTGCTTGGCTTGCGCGATGGCCCATTCCTGGTCGCCTTGGCGTTCTTCGTCGGGAAACATGAGATCCCACTGATGTTTGCAGAGAGCAGAGTTCATCCACGCGGTGTCAGCGATCACGGCAAGCGGCACGCCTGACATGTTAGCCGCCCGCCGGCGCGTTCGCAAGAGAGACCACCCTTCTCCTAACATGTAAGACATGGAAACCCCCGCACTCAACGGATACGCCGTACCGACCTCGAGGGCGATCACGGTGTGGATGTCGAACGACATCATCGACTACGTCACCCGAGTCGCCGAAGAACTCACCACCCCTGATGACCCGGTCACCCGGAACCGGGCGTTCACGATCATCATCGAACGCCACCGAGAACTCGCAGCCGCTCGAGCGAAGACGAAGGAACGATCCCAGAATTCCACGCGAGGAATCGCGCTCCACCGACCATAGGAGCTGTAGGCGTAGAACGTCAGGCGGCCACCCAAACGCCGTCGGTGACGTGGCCGTGGGTGCCGCAGTCCGAACAGAGGATTGACCGCACGATCGTGAGCGGGTTGTGCGTGACGATCTCGTGGCCGTTGCCGAGCTGGAGTTCCGGCGCGCAAATGAGCGTGCCGGCGTTGCGGTGGGCCCGATCACAGATGTGTTCGAAGGCGACCCGTTCGATGACTCGGAGATCCTTGCTTCGGTAGATCAGGATCTTCCGTCCTCCACCGAGGTCGTACTCCTCGTCCCAGTCGTCGTCGACAATCCGGTGCATGGCTGAACGTTAGACGCGAGGGTCCGTCCCATTCGGCCTGGGTCTTCCTCCGGCGTGCTCATTGCCGGGACCGAGGGAACGGGATTATCGTTCTGGAGTTTCCGGAGTACGGACCAACGCACCAATGAGATTGCTCTCATCACCCTCCCCGCTGAAAGCCGCGGTCGCTGCCTGGCCGAACACTGCCTGTGTTCGAAACCGGCTGCCTGTTCTCCGAGCGCCCCGTGTTGAGCTGGGGGGCTGAGCAGTCACAACCGGTCGGACGCTGAGTCCCATGTCTCGTTAACGGGTGAACCCACCTCTGTCGCCGATTCCGGTGTTGATGTCATCGGGCTCTGCCCGGCGCAGGGTCACCTGCTACACTTGGACTCGTTCCTTAAGCACGAACACGAATGTAGCACCCCTGGCGAACATCCGCTGGGGGTGCTGCTCGTTAGCCGAGGCTCCAGAGCGCGGACCACGCTGGCGGCAGGTCGGGATGACCTTCGCGGAACTGGTAGAGCAACGCCATCGCGCGGACACGTTCCGCGGTGCGCGTCTGCAACGGCAAATGGTCTTCCACCCATGCTTCGAAGTCCGGCCCGTCCTTGAAGACCTCGTCGAGCAGGATGCCGACCACCAGGACTGTTCGAGACAGTTCGTCGAGGATCTGTTCGGCCACTTCGGTCTTAAGATTCGTTGCCATGTCCACCAACGATGCCATCTTCGGCTACTCGGTCTGCGTCAAGTGCGGCGAGCCCGTCCTCGATTTCGTTGCCTACAAGACCCAGTCTCACTGTGCTGAGTGCTTCCGTCAACACGCCGCCGAGATCCTCGACCCGATCATGACCGTCGTCGCCGGCCGCGAGAAGATCGTGTTGCGCACCAACATCTCGAAACGCCGGCCGGGGGTCCGAGCCCAGCGCGCTCGAGCCCGAGCCCGTGATCGGAAGAAGCCCGAAGTGCGCGAGCATCGCCGGGTTGTTGCCGGATGCGCCGACCGGGCCTCGAGGAAACTGCGTCGCCTCTTCCCTGAGATTTACGAGCTACTCCTCGCCGACGAACGCCAACGCGCCGGTTTGAACGCCTACACAATCGACATGGCGCTCACCCCTGGAGATGCCTCCTCGTCTCTGGAGTTCGCCCGCGACTACCATGCCCTCAACCAGGCTTCATGAGATGACTATCGCCACCGCAACCATCGACCGCCCGCAGCGCGGCCACGAACAGTCCGTCGACGGCGTCCAAGTCCTCGCCGCCGAACGGTTGAACCTGCGGAACCAGACGGCCCGCGACCGACTGTCTACCGTCCTACTCCGCGACCGGGTGTACGCGAACTCGTCGTGGAAATGGTTCGGGTCGATCGCAGAAGTTCACTACGCGTTGACTCGTGCCGCGAAGATTGCCGGCTACGCCAAACTCCGAGCCGTCCGGTTCGCCCCCGACGGAGTCACCGTCGAATCCGAAATCGAGAATGGTCTGGCTGCCGACATCGTCTCCGGGATCTACTCGAGGGTCGGCGGGGTGAGAGGTCTCATCGAGCGCTACTTCATCCAGATGAAAGTGCCCGGCGAATCCCACCTGATCCGCTGGTCCGAAGGCAAAGGCACCGACGGCTACATGTTCGCCTCGTCGAAAGAACTCTCCGACGGCCGCGACGCCACCGGCCTCCAGATCGAAGGCAACAGCGGCAAGCTGAAGTTGCGGACCATGCCGACGCTCGGCAACAACATCGGCGCCTTCGAACGCACCATCGCCCAGAAGGACTACCTCGGCCGGGTGTGGATGCCATCCCATCAATGGCTCGACGTCCCCGAATCCCCGCTCGAAGCCCTCGACATCCAATGCGACATGCTCGACACCATGACCCGTTCGATGCGGGCCGCCCTCAAATCCCGGTTCGCGACCGCCGGCCTCCTGTACTTCTCGAACAAGGTCCGCGACGCCATCGGCAACAAGCACGCCACGAAGCAAGGCACCTCCGTTCTCAACGTGATCTACGAGATCATGAAGGAGAACACCGTCAACGCCGAAAACGCCGACGACATCACCGCGATCCTCCCGATCCTCATGATGGGCGAAGCCGAAGTCGGCAAAGTCGTCGAACACATCACGATGGACCGCCAAATCTTCGAAACCGACCTGAAGCTGCGCGGCGAACTCATCGACCGCATCCTGTTCGGCCTCGACATCAACGCACCGGCGACGGAAGGCAACGACGAAGCATCACACTGGAATGCCTGGTCAAATAATGCTGACGAGCTGCGGCTCGCCGTCATTCCCGACGTCGAAGCGCTCTGCTGGACCGCGAATCGCCTCATCCTCCGGCCCGCCATCCAACAGGAAGACCCGAAGGCCGACCTCAACCGCATCGGCGTCTGGTACAACCTCGACGAAGCCTCCGTCAAAGCGAACCGCACTGCCGACGCCGGACAGATCCGTGACCGCGGCGGCATCAAAATGCTGTCGCTCCTCAAAGCCGCCGGCTTCACCAACGACGACGCGCTCGCAGGCGCCGAATACGTCCGTTGGATCGGTCAAACCCTACGCATCCCGAAGCTGGCGATGTACGGCACACCTGAATGGGGCAGCATCGACTGGGAGGACCCCGCCCTCGCCCCGCGCACCACCGGCCGCATCGCCGACAAGCCTGCCGGCGACGCCCCGAGCGGCCCCGGCGAAGGTGACCCGGGTGCACCCTCCGATTCGGATGACGACACGCCAGACGCGGATAAGCCGATCTGAT